GGCATAATATTTTGACAGTTCAAAATGAATTGCTACTTGAACAGGAAGGCATCGGATGATGTCTGTTTAAGTATGCCTGAAATGAAATCCAGAAAAGCCGGATGCCCGCATTCTGCTCACATCCGGCATCAAAAACCAGAAAAATTAAAGAAAAAGCACGATTTTGAGACAAAAAGAGGACGCCGCTCCTGCTGATTAATCAGCAAGATGCGACGCCCTCATGTGAGCGGAGGACATGGGATTCGAACCCCAAGTGAGGCCTTTGTTTATGGGCCAAATCGGATGTCTGGTTGCATTTTGGTTGCATGGCATAAAAATAAGCCCCGGAAGGATCGACTCCCTCCGGGGCTCTACTATTGAAAAACGTATCCTAGGCTTGACGTTCTTCTCCCTTATAACTCACTCTCGATCAGAGCCTGCAGTGTGAGTGGTCCGACCTCTCCGTCCTGCTCGAGGCCGTGGGCGGCCTGGAAGCGCTTGACCGCGGCTTCCGTGAGCCGGCCGTAGGATCCGTCGATCGTAAGGCCCCCGAGCATGATCTGGATGGCCTTGACGTCTGCGCCCCTGCTCCCTCTCTTAAGAATCGGCTGCGTCCGGATCACCGCGTTCCAGGTCAGCGGGCCGACCTCGCCATCCTGCAGCAGTCCCTGCCGCTTCTGCAGTTGCAGGACACTGTTAAGCGTAAGCGGGCCGAAGGATCCGTCGATCGCAAGGCCCCCGAGCAGTGCCTGCAGGACCTTTACGGCCTTGCCCTTGCTGCCAAGCTTGAGCAGAGGCATGATCTCATAAGCGCCCCTGTCCGTAAGAGGCACCTCCGCGCCGCTCTTTGTGCCATTGGTGACGACCGTGCAGACATGGTGCTGGTCATTGAGCGGGATGTCGCCGGCAAGCAGGTACTCGCTGGACGTCAGGTACTTGGGATCCGTAAGGATCATGAAGCCCCTGTTGCCGCCTTCCTTGCGCATGTTGCCCGTATAGGTCGCGCCGAAGTTCTGTAGGCCCGCGATGCCCAGGATATGCCCGGTCGCGATGATGTTCGCGATCACGCCCGCGCTGCAGTCAGACTCCACGGCCTCCTCGATCTTGGCAGGATCCCATCCGGCTTTTTCCAGGGCTTTACGGTAGGTCTCCCGCTGCGCCTGGTCATAGCCGATGTTATCATTGTTCGCCGCCTTCACGGCGAGCGTCGCGAGGCATTTGCGGACCTCCGCGTTAGGGTGACGCAGAACGCAGCTCCAGGGGTAGTTATACCAGTCGCGGATCCTCCACTCCTTCCCGGTCTGATCGCCGGCCTTGCCGCCCTTGTAGTTCCCGTTCTCGTCGCTCCCGCTGTTAGAAATCTTAACAGGATTCGTGACCTGATCGACCTCTACGGCCCACTTGGTCGTGATTGGCTTCACGGCATCCTTGACCGTCTTTTCCTTCTCAGGCTTCGCGAGTTCCTGCCAGTCTATCTTGCTGAGGTATGCAAGATTGATGTCAATGTATCCGGAATAGCCCTTGATCGACCCATGGCTGGAATACTGCCTGATCGTATCATGCTCCCATGCTCCCCAGCCGTTCCCATCTGTCCAGGGATCCTTGCGGTAGTCTGTTGCCGCGTTGGATCCATACTGCGCGCACCACAGCTGATACTTTGCCGCGACCTTCGACCAGTCATGTTTCCAGCATACGGATTTGGACATGTAGACGACTGGGCGAACACCTGACAGCCTGTAGAATTCATCACAGAATGTGAGGCACCATTCAACATCTTTGCCGGATCCGAATGTAGGGTTCTGCGTGCCTTCCCAGTCGAGGCCGGGGATGCACTCTCCGATACGTGTTCCGAGTTTATTAAAGAAGTATTGAGCCTCTTTCTTGGCGTCGCCGCCCTCTCCATAGTGGTAGGCGCCTAAAAGCTTTCCTGCGGCCTTTGCGGCGCTGTACTGCTTATCTGCGTAGGGATTGACGTACCACGTGCCCTGCGTGAATTTGACGATCACGAAATGTGTCGTAGTCATTTCTGCGGGGTTGAGGCTGCTCTGATAACTCGCCACGTCGACGCCATTAAGGCCCCTCTTATCGCTGTCAGATCCGGGCTTGATCTCTGTAGCATAGCAGCCGTCATCGAACTGATATGCCTTGCCATCGATGAACCTGGTGCAATTACGTAGCGCCCTTCCGGACGGTTCCAGATAGCATCTCTTTTGCTTATAATCGATCCATCCTGTTTGCATGACGCCAGTCTTAGGATCGAGATAGAACCACGAGCTGTCCCAGAAGATCCAGCCTTTCTTCATATCTCCGTTTTTCTCGTCGAAGAAATACCACTTGCCGTCGATCTTCTGCCATCCTGTGACCATGTATCCTCGAGAATCAAAGCAGAATGTGCTGACGCCCTGGGACCACGGCAGATCTATCGTGCAGTCTGCCGGCCACGATCCGTCCGCGTTTCTGTACCACCATCCGGTGGCGTTCTTCTGCCAGCCTTCTGTCTCATACGGGATTGAAAATGTGAGGGTTTTGTTGCCTTGCTTAAAAGTGATCTTGCCGGCCGCCGCATGGATGTAGATGTTCTGGTCCTGCATCAATACCGGGATATCCTGCTGAACCACTCTTCGTGCACCATACTTTGTCCAGTCTGTAGTGCCAGGGCCGCCATCTTCTACGCACGATTCATATGCTATTTTTGCCCCTGCATTTTTGGCCGACTCTGCATTGCTCTGGGAAAATGCTCCACCATGATGTGATATGTCGAACCAGGTCAGGATCTTTACTTTGCCATATTTCCGCTGAAAATATGCGATAGCCTCTTTCGGATTCTCGGGTCCGTCTCCCGGAAGCATACCCTCGAGTTCAGGGCTGTGCAGTACCAGTGATCCATTGTTGACATACTCCCAAGCGTTGGGATCATCGCTTGCAGCCGGGCCTTCAGGCTGTTTCCGGAAAATGTGCCAGGACGTATCCTCAAATTTAAGGACATCACCGTGATCAACAAAAAGCACTCGCGTCCCTCTCTTCTGCAACCATCGGATCTTAGCGAGCAGGTTGTCGGAATCTTCCCTGGACGCATCGTTGCCGCCCCGGATCGAATCGATGTGATAGCATCGGAATTCCATTATCGGGATGCCGGCATTTACGATATCGTCAAAGCCGCCAATATGGTCACCATGCGCATGTGTCGCTACTGCAAGATCCACCTGAGTTACATTATTGGACTTTAACCAGGAGATAATGCCGTCAGTGGGTTCGCCGCCTTGAAAAGAGTCAACCACCATGACTTTGCCGTTGCAGATCATAGCAATGCCATCTCCTTTGCGGATATCTGTCTTATTTGCAGGAAGCGTGATTTTGGGAATAAACGCATCAAATGCCATTGATTTTTACCTCCATATAACTCCATACAAAAAGAGAGAGGCCCGAAGGCCTCCCGTATCAGTAATTACTCGTGTGTAGCTGTATCTGTCCCGCCAATCTCCTTAGCCGCGTTCATCTGCCGGACCGCGGCCTCAATCATGACGTCAATTTCCTCGTCGGACAGTGCCAGGTTTTTCTGTGCGAGGAGCTGCTTGATAAATTTAGTGACGATCGCCTTCCGCTCAGGCCCGGACTGCGCCTTGTGTGCCTGCTCCGCGGCAAGGACGGCCTGAATAGCCCAGTCGATCAAGGCATGCATGGTTTCATTCTGCGTTTTGGCCTTGAGCCACGGAACAAGGTATCGCGTGATCAGAAGCGTGGCGATCATGATTGTAAGTTTCAAAAGCTCCAAAATAATATCTCTCAAAATGTCTCCTTTCTGTGTCCTGAAACGGACATCTTCAGTTTTCCATTTCTCTCTTATGCGCCTGCTTGTTTATGTAGTCCTGGATGGTGGCTTTTGCCTCTTTTGTTGGACCATTGGCTCCAAGTTCCTGCAGTCCGCCCAGTACCCCGAGCATGGCCTGCATGAGTATCTCGCGCTCTTCCAGAGATTCCGTTACGATCTGCTCCATGCCCTTTTTCCATCTCTCCATGTCATTGAGGCGATCATAATCAAGATCAAGCTTTTTCTTGATCTGACTGATATCTGCCTCTATGGCAGACAATCTGTCTGTAACAGACTTGCTTTCTACCTCTTTTACAGCTGATCCGGATACTCTCCTCTTGAACTCCGGCCACTCTTTATAGACGAAGAATCCAAAAAGGAATGCCATCGCCAGCCACGCAAGCGCCTGCCCCGATGAAATGAACTGTTCTACAATGTGCTCCAATGTTTTATCCTCCAAAGGTTCCCATGAAAAGAGCGTCCCGAAGGACGCTCTGACTAATAAGTTCTTTTATAATTCTTGCGCCGGCGCAATTTTCTTCATTTTTTAAAACACTTTTTTGCAATTACCTGACCTTCCTGGTCGAGCAGGATTACACTGTGTGCATCAAGCCCGCTCCGCCGTGCATAAGCAAGCTTTTCAAAGAAGACCGCTTCGGCCTCAATGCGGTCATTGTAAACAAGAGGTGGGGCTTTATTTCATTCCTCATCTTCTGTCGTATCCGGAACGGGGAAAGTGAAGTTGAAGATGAATCCCTTGCCGGCTGCGATACTGGTATGCACTGTGACCGACCCATCTGAGTAAACTGACATCGAATAAAAATCCGTTCCGCCCCAGCTGTGAATCATATAGCGGTATGTCCTGCCAGGCCTGTACCCTACCGGGAGATCGAAGAGCTTAGTCTCGCCTGATACTGAGCTGTTGGAGCCGAAACGAAGGCAGCACGTCACAAATCCACCGGACTTTGTGGCGAACGTTTCGGCCTCCGTTACGGTTATCCGGCTAGTGGACGCCGGGATAGCCACGGACTTGACTGCTCCCAGCGCAGTCAAGGTATTGGTCAGGGTACTGATCGTGTTACCGAGCTCGGTCAAAGTGGTATTAAGCGCAGTAATGTCTTTCTGCGTGGCCAGCACAACCGTCTCCCCGTCATTGTCTACAGCTTTAGGGATCTTATCGGAAAAGAAAGCCTGGCCCTCAATCTCCGGGTCTTTTGCGTTAGCTTTTTTCTCCGCTATGGCCTGCACGAATTCTGTGTTGGCTATGCGCTGGTCGCTTGCCGTCATATCCTCGATTGACGGAACGGTGGGCTCTCCCTTAAACTCTGGGCTTTGCAGCCTCGCGAAGAGCTTGTCAAACACTTCTGTTATAAGATCTGCAACCGTAACCAGCATGACGTCTCCATGCTCTCCCGGAGTCTGCACGACCAGAGAGTCAGTCTCCCGCGGAGAGCTGAGTGATGTCAGCTCATTTACCGGTAAATATTCTTCCGTTGCCATCAGATCACCTCCTTATCCGCCTTAATCAAGCCCGGATACGCCGCTTGAAGCGTCTTAACAGCTTTAAGGGATGAGTTGCTGTTAATGATCGGGGCTACCAATTCTTTCAGCTCCTGAAGCTCTGAGCGGGCTCTTATGAGCTCTTGATCGCGCTCTTCCGCTGCCGTCATGGTGCGCATTTTTACATATATCCGGATAAGATCGCCCCGCACTTCAGAAAGTGTGAATTTGGATACGACCCGGTCGGCGTACAGTGTGCCGTTGTACATGAACGCCCGCATGCAGCGGAACGCCTTATAAATATCTACCGCTTTGTCCGCACTGTCGGTATATAAGTAAAACTCTGAGCTTGTGGATATGTCGTCGAGCTCATACGTGGTCCCGTTAACTATCAATGCAATCATGCTCAGCCTCCCATCTCGAATACATAGCGCCCGTAGCATGTGCCCGAGAGCCTCATTCCCGCCGTAAAAAGGTGCTCTTCCGTCGGCTGCAGCTCGTCGTCTGCATTGACGATCATTGGTGCCCACGTGCCCGCATACGGGCCCATGCTGCGTCCCAGATCAGGGAGCAGTACGCCGGTTGCAGAATATACGTTGACACGGCCGCCGGGTACAGGCATGATCACGGGGATCTCCTCGTTGAGCTGCCTGAGCAGGGCCCGTGAAATGCCGCACGGTGCGGCGCCCGTTCCGGCTATCGTGATGGTTATGTCAAAGTCGATTTGGGCCATATCATTAAGCAGATAGGTCTGCGTGCACACTCCTGCGCCGGCGATCGATTCCCCACTCAGGACGTTACCGATCGCGACATTTACGGCGGGGACCTCAACAAATGGGTATTGCTTTTTGGCCGCCGCGTTATATGCTGCATCGCGCCGCATCAGCTTATACCCGTGGTACGTTGCATATGCTGCCCTCAGATAGTCCTGCGAGTAGGGCTTTGCCACTATACCTTCAGCCGCCGAAAGATTATGTGCAAAAGTGGGTTTGTTTTTGTTATAGCCCGTCCCCACCTCAAGGTTCTGCACGGCTATGCAAGATGCATGATTTGTGTATCCCAGCCACAGGATGCCCTTCTGCACCCATGCCGCCTGCGTATTTTCGCGGCCTTCCAGCACTATCTGCGCGCTTACATCTTTTGTAGGATCCTTGCCTATTAGTCTTATGCGCATCTTGCCGTCATTGGACTCAGCGATGACGTTACCGGTTACTCTGCCGCCCAGCAGCATGTTTTCCAGTACGGCTTCGCCGCTTTCCAGGTCGAGCAAAAAAGAGCCGTTCCGGCTCTCCAGCCGGCCCGCTGTGATCTTGCCCGCGTTGATGTCGTTGGCCAGCAGCTTATTAGTAATGCAGGCATCCATAAGCGCCACTCCGGACAGCTTTATGGCCGCCCATCTCCCGCTTCTGCGGACGTAGACGCCGCCTGTGGCTGTATCCCACCAGATGTCGCCTTCCTTTGCTTCCGTGCCGGGGTCTGTCCCCTGCGCAAAATATCGCCCTGCGGTAGGTAGTCTTATGATTGATAGAGGTTCACTTTTCATTGGCTCCACCTGTTCCTTACTGTCAGATACTGGATCCGGGTGATTGTCCCGGATGCATTCTTAACGAGCCTCGCGATCTTTTTAATCTTCGCGTCGTACAGATAACCGTCAGTTGTCAAAGCTATGGGTGCCTTTGGGTTTTCCGTGATTTCGAAGAACACGCTTGATGTAAGATCACAAAGCCTGTCGTCTACGATCAGGGTGATCGACTTACCCGCTCCGAGGTATGTGGGCTTCGCGCTTTCGTCTTTATACTGCCACCAGCGGTATCCGTAGATCTCCCCGTCCGGGTCAATATCGGTTCCCGTCCCGTCGTGGACTTCACCGACCCATGTTGTTGTTACAACGCGGTCCGCCTGAGTCACAAGACCTGCATCAGTATTAATGTAAAGCGTAAGCGCATCATCACCGTCTGTGCCATTCGTTCCCGGCTGGCCTTGCGCACCTCTGATGCTGGTACGTGGCCCTGTATAAGCATACTGGTCATCCACATACCCTACAGGGTAGTGATAGTAGCTGTATTCCAGGATGTCTCCGACCAGGACTTTGCTGACTCTGGCCTGCGTCTCGACCGTGGATTTCAAGATTCTGTATTCGGGTGTGTAGTCCTCAACCTGCGTTGAATATGCAGATGGTTCGGAAGTGATTTTGAGGATCCCTGTTCCGCGTTCGCCCTGTTCACCCTGGTCTCCCGGATCCCCTGTAATGCACACAGGAGTGGAATACATCACACTGTCATCTGTATACGTCGTTTCGTGGCATCGCCAGATGTATTCCCCCGCAACGCGTGAAGACGGCGTATCGGCGGTCCATATCGTCGGATCCGTCTCCGGATCGTCCGGAACGTCAGAATCTGAGTCTGTGATTGTGAATAAATCACGTTCGGACGCTATGCCGACGCCATCGTTGCCGTTAGTACCCGGTTCACCCTGCGGCCCCTGTATGCGGGCCCAGCTGTAATCCTGAGGGTTCGAACTGTCCGTCGCTGTGTTGTCTGTATATGATCCCAGATAGGTTTTCCCAACCGCGTTGCTTGTTGAAAAGTCTACAGTGCCGTCCGCACTGTTAGCCCATGCCAGATGTACGTACCCCGATAAACCCGGATGACCGTTTTCGCCGTCCTCTCCGTCGCTGATCGTCAAGGTCGTATCTCCAGAGCTGTCTGTCAGAGTGATCACGGTCTCCCCGTTTTGTTTCACCACAGATTTAATGGTGACACTGGTTCCGGGTGGTCCCTGACTGCCCCTAATGGATGTAGCAGCCCCTAAATATACATAGGTACTGTCCACATATCCTACGGCATAATGGTTATAACTTCTCTCGATGATGTCCCCAACCTTGATTTCGCTCGCACCTGACTGTGACAAAACAGTGCTGAGCGCAATTCGAAATTTTGGTGTGAAGTCTCCGACTTTTGTAGTATATGAGGACGGAGCAGTCGTGATCTTCCATATTCCTGTTCCGCGCTCGCCATCAATTCCCTGCAGGCAGACCGCTTCTGTATGCTCAGTGGTTCCATCTCCATGGTGGAGGGCAATCCTCTGCCATACATACATTCCCGACTCATGAGCCGGCGTTTCTTCACTCCATCCCGTTTCGGGCGGTATATCCGGCCATTCTGATACGGCATATTCCGGGGTTGCATTTAGGAGATACCCCCCGAGACACAGTTCATTTGTTGTAAGATTCCAATATGTTGATCCGTCCTTGGACTCTATGCGGTCAACGTTCAAAAGATCGATCCTTGCATATTTTGCAAAGAGGCGCTGAACCTCCAGCAGTTCCATCTTTAGTTTATTAACTGCTTTGCCAAGGCTTCCCTTTATACTGGTTGATGTATCCGGATTCGGAGATTTAATCTCGGTTTGTATACCCCCGTCATATGTGTGGATTATGCTCATACAGGGCACTATATACTCATCGCCTCTGATATCAGTTACCCTGAGCACATCCTGCGGCTGAATACGCGGATCCCCCAATGCAAGAGGGATTGTTGCCGGCCTATAACTGAATCCAACTATGCGCTCCGCATAAGGTCCAAACAAAACCTCTGTCATGTACTCACATTCCGCTTCCGTATCTACGTTTCCGGAAGAATACGAGATCTCAGGGGTTGCATCACCGTCTTCATCAGTTGTCTCAGCGCTTACAACAACTTTGATTCCATTGATCGTGTTGTTATAGTCAGCTCTTGTCGGCAGTTTGATCATCAGATTGCCGTCAACATCGATATTGGGAGTCGATGTATATGTGCCAATCAATACAGATCCATCCGGCATTTCAGTGGCATAGCCGCCAACCACAGAAGCAATGACCCCAAGAGCGTCTCTGCAGCTCATATCCTTTGGCTGTTTCAATATACGCAAACTTGTATCAATGCCTGCTGCCACTCTGATCTGCAGTCCAGACTGTGAGCTCAATGCTGCCGTGATTGAAGATATGCTCAACGATTCAGGCCATATGAATAGACCCGCCATTTTAGTGGCGATCCTGCCCTTGGCAGTAAAGGTCGTGTCATATGCGCTGGTTGCAGGGTGTTCCACGGTATAGTGGCCCATTCCTATATATTCATATACATCATCTTCTGTCTTGAGCCCGAACTGCAGCTGCAGCTCCTGGCCCTCAAGCGCCGACTCGTTTCCATCCATTTGGACTTCTATGTACGATGAAAACACTGCTCCGAATACAAGATTATCCGCCCCGCAGGATCCCCAGTGAACAATAATGCGCCGGATGCTTCCGGCCACTTCAAGATTCCCGGATAAGAAGCGGGCAGTAAAATACCGGGAAGACTCTCTGATCTTCCCGGCAAATGCTTCGCTCGTATTTATCATTGATAGACTCCTACTGCTGGATTATTGTTACACTCGCACCTTTGCTGTACGTTACACCGCCGGCGTGAATGATTGATCCGGCAGAAAGCGTTCCACGATATGCTGTTATCGTGATGTTCTCTCCACCGATCGCGAGTTTGAACGGATTAAAACCGCTCTTTACGTTTGTTTTGATCTTCTTGTAATCCGCATATGGGATGATTCCCCACTGGATATCTATGGTCCGCTTTTCCGCGACTACATCACCGATCATTTTACCGGTTGTACATCTACCGGTATTCGCAGACCAGATAATCTCATCCGCGATTTTGATTTCATCAGGCGAAGGCAGTGTGACACCATTCGCCTGTATTGTAGGATATGCTGCCATATCTGCCTCCTTTATACTATGATCTCACAGACCCCTGTGGCCTGTGTATTTTCGTTAATCAGTTTTACGATGTGATCCTTTATGCTTTTCCCATCTATTTTCACGTCAAAATCCAGCGTTTCAAGCAAACGAAGAATCTGCCTGAGGAGCTGAACCATCTCTGTGACGCTCCCGGAAGCCTGAGCAGCTTCTGCACTGCGGGCCAGTTGAACAATCGGTTCAAGATCCTGCCGGATCCCGTTTCCAGTATCCACAAGCCGAGGCAAGTACCCATCTGTGTTCCATTTCTGGCTTCTTTCGCCACTATAAAACCTGATGTTAGATATTGCTCTTGCAACTCCGGAAGAGACAGATGCAACAATCTGATCATTGTTCATTACTGCCGTATGGCCTCCGAGCGATCCTACAAGCTCTGGGCCCTTTTCTCTCGCAATAAACATCTGCCCGCCTTCAGGAGATCCGCCGGCAGCATACTTTTGAATTGGCTTCCAGCCCCTGCTTTCATCATATACTCCACCGTCAGCTCTTCTTCCGGTGATGTTTGCAATAAATGAGATAACTTTGTTGCTCAGACTATCTCTCCATGATGTTAACTTGGCTTGAAAATTTATAACCTTGTTACTCAGGCTTTCTCTCCATGATGTTAATTTCGCTTGGAAATTAATAATCTTGTTATAAAGATTATCTTTCCAGCTGTTCATCTTTGCCTGGAAAATGATAACCTTGCTGCTAAGATTATCTTTCCAGCTGTTCATCTTTGCCTGGAAATTGATAATCTTGTTATTAAGACTATCTTTCCAGGTGTTCATCTTCGCCTGGAAATTGATAATCTTGTTATTAAGACTATCTTTCCAGGTGTTCATCTTCGCCTGGAAATTGATAATCTTGTTATTAAGACTATCTTTCCAGGTGTTCATTTTTGCCTGAAAATTGATAATCTTGTTGCTGAGATTCTCCTTCCAGGTGTTCAGCTTCGCCTGGAAAATGATGATCTTATTATTGAGGTTCTCTTTCCAGGTATTCATTTTTGCCTGAAAATCGATAACTTTATTTCTCAGATCATCCTTGAATTGAGTAACTTTTGCTTTAATCTCGGCCGTTTTGTCTTTAATGGACTCCCATTCTTTTTTGACTTTATCAAAAAGATTTCCTTTGACGAGATTAATTGTTGTCTTGACATTTTCAGGAATACTTTTTATTCCTTTCCCGTATTCCTTTATCTTATCACTGACATCTTTAAACTTCTCTATGGCTTTGTCTACATGCTCTTTGACGTCCCTAAAGGCTTTAGATGCTTTTTCACCAAATTCTTTGATCTTGCCTTTGTTTTTGTCACACCATTTAGCAAATAATTTAAGCCCCTTGTTGATACTGTCCCACTGATCCAGCTTCAGGTCAGCTATCCATTTTGCAAACGGCTTTAGAGCTTTTTCCCACAGCCACTGCCAAACAGGTTTTAAGGCTACGATAACACTGTTGAGTATATCGATCACATGAGCAAGTGAATCAAAAAAGCGTGGGATCGCTTCTGTGATCGTCCAATCCGCAAGGGGAACAAGTACGTTATCATAGATCCATTTGAGCCCATCGCCCAAATGACCTCCAAACTCACTGAGCTGTTCCCGGAGCCTTTCCAATGCCTTCCTTGCCGGTTCCAGTTTTTCCTTGAAGCGTTCTACAATGGCATCGAGCCTGCTCATGCTCTCGCCTGCCGCTTCTGTAGCTGTGGCGAAGTCCTCCATTGCGCCAGCATCGGCACCGCCTACGCCTCCGCCGGCTCCGCCGCCTCCACTGCCTCCGGCTGCACCCGCTGCCTCATCAGCAGTCTCTTTCACTTTGGTGATCTGGTCAAAGCCTTCCAGCGTGCGCTTAAGCTGCTGGACCGCTTTTGTCGCCTTCTTGGCCGCTCCTGAGGCCGCATTTCCTACCCCATCAATGCCGCTGATTGCGTCGCCTGTTCCCCCGGTGATCTTGTCGATCGCTCCGGAAACGGCATTTCCCATGGCACCTGCTGCCGCCTTGACGCCGAACAGTTTCTGCATAAATGCACTGAACAGATTCGCCGCCTTTACCAGCACCGCCATAAAGCGGTTAATGGCATGGATCACTGGATTAAGCGCAGCAATCAGCCCTTGTCCTATTGCCGCCTTCAGTGACTGGAACTGCAGAGTGAGGATCCTTACCTGGTTTGCCCACCCGTCTGCAGTCCTGGAGAAGTCTCCGGAAGCAGTTGACAGCTGATCCATGACAAAGCCGTATCTCAGTGTCACCTTCTCGGCTTCCGTCATCTGCTGTACGGTCTTTCCAAGCCCTGATCTCAATGCATAATCATCAAGAGCAGTCTGCGTCATCACAACGCCGAGATCCTTAAGGCTTTCAGTTTCGCCCGTAAAGACAGATTTCAGCTTTGTATAGGCTTCATCCTGCGTAATGTTGTAGAACGATGCTACATCGCCGGCAAGACCGGTCAGGGCCGTACTCATATCGTAGGCTTTTTCCTCGGAGAAGCCGAATGCTTTCCCCATGGCCCCGAATATTCCGGCATACCTTTTGGCCATCGTCTCAGAGAGCCCGAACTTGGTTGCTGCATTCTGTGCGAATTCGTCGACCTTGTCTCCCATTCGGGTAAATGTAGAGTCGACAACGTTTTGCACCTCCGCCAGTTCAGAGCCGGCTTCTATTGCAGCCTTTCCAAAGTCGAATATCTTCTTTCCAGCAAATACAGCACCAAGTTTTCCTGCCAGTTTCGCTGCTGACGACAAGATCCCGCTTGAGCCGCTATCCAGTCCTTTTCTGAAGCCTCCGGTGAACTTACGGCCAGAATCTGTTCCTGTTTTCTCTGCAGTCCTTCCAATCTTCTCGGAGGTCTTTTTCAGAGTTTCTGTTGATCCTTTGTCTACGGCCTCGCCTATAGATTTACCCACCTTTTCGGCGGTTTTCTCTACGCTTTTAGCCTGTTCCTGCAGAGGATCTGTCGATAGTCCTACGCCCAGCCTGATTTCGCCAGCATTGTTCTCTGCCGCCATGTCATCACCTGCCTTACTTTATCTGCAAGGCCGGTTGACTCAGCTGCTCTTTGGGCGCTCTCTCTGCTCGTTGCCTTTATACTCGTATTTCACAATATGTCCGCACCTGGGACATTTGATCTCTCCTTTACCGTACTCGATCATCTGGAGTACTTTGCCGCATTTGGGGCATTTCTGCTTAAGCATTGCTCCCTCCTGCCATCTCTATCAATGCCTTCTTCATCGATTCGATAAAAGCATTGACGTCTTCCTGTGGCCGTGCTTTGGCTCTACGGGATCTCCACTGTGACCTTATCCGCCTCTGCTCCGGCGTAAACCTTTTGAGCACTTCAGGATCGTCCTCGGCTCTGATCGATATGATCCTTCCGAGAGGCGACTTCCCGTCAAGGCCGGCCATATATGCAGAAAATTCCCGCCATTTCATGGAGTGGATCTCCCGCGTGAGCCGTATCCCATACTGGGACTGGAACGATGCCACGATCAGATCCCAGTCCTCATCTAATGAATAGTATGGGTCACTCATTCCCCCTGCTTGTCTTCTCCGGGATCCTCCCCAAGAGCAAGGGATACCGCTGCCTCAAGCACTTCTACATAGTCGTTCATTTTGAGATGCAGGGACTTGAGTTTCTCCTGGTCCTCTTCTCCGAGAAGGATCGGCATGCATTTAACCGCCGCCGCAGTCTCTCCGTTGTTCTGCAGGATATCCAGGATCTGCAGGACATTTTCCGCATCTGACTTGATGGTCAGTTCAACATCGTTGATCTTCAGCTTCGGGTCTGCGTCAAAATTCAGTTTTTCTGTAATATCGTATGTCATGATTCATCCTCCTTTAATATGCTGTATGCTCTTAACCCGCAGCTCCGGCGGCCGCAGGCGTGACCGTGGGTTTCCCATTAGAAAGGACTTCGAACTCCAGCGGAGCCACATTGGTGCTGTCACCGGACCCGATATTGGTCACGTTGATCACTGCCTCGTTGAACACGACCTTCGTTCCATCGGGGAATGTCCACTGGAAAGGTGCCTCAGCGTCACGCCCGTTCTTCCATGCCAGACCCGCGACAAAGTCGTTGCCGGTGTCACCCACATTTCTCTTTGCGGTTACGTTGATCGTAACTCCCTTTGCTGTCAGCAGTCTCCTGATCCAGCCTTCCTGTTCGAAAGGATGCCATTCCTCCACACCGTTATCGAATGCTACACTAAATGTTTCGCAGTCAGCGATGGTAGACATAGTCGTTCCGTCAGCACCTGTCCCGATCTGGAACTGATTTTCATAGCAAGGATATACTCCTGTCCTCGGCATTTTTTACCTCCTATAGTAAAGATTAAAATTGATCACATACTCATAAACTCCGCTTCCGTCCGTACCCACCCCAACAGGCTCTGGCACAGTCATCTGCAGGTACTGGATGTGGTTTTTTCCTGCGTCTTCATCATTAACTTCGATCAGCTTGCCCCACAATTTACGGGCTGCAATCTCTGACTCATTCTTGTTTCGGTTCCAGTGCAGGAGTAAAGAGACCGCTCTGACATCATATGAACTGTTCTGTATACCGCCTATGGCAATCACAGGGCGTCCCGCTGCAGCACCTTCGTATACTCCGAGCGAATACTCCTTCTTGTTCTCCAACCGGCCGATATAATAATTCTCTGCAATGTTAAACGTCTTCAGCCAGTCCCTTATCTCAGCAAGCGTCATAATCCCGCCTCCCTTTTGAATATCGCCGCAAATGTCTCTTCAGCAAAGTTCTGATTTGCACCGCCTTCCGCCCAGTCATCAAACCAGCCTGCTCCGGCGTTCGGGTTCTCTTTCTTATCAAACCGGTATTCCGGATGGTAGTACAGCCGGCGGGCATACGGAGTACTGGATACAAGATCTACATGGCCGCTGCCGGCTTCACTGGAGTCAACAAATGTCGCATCATTCTGCAGATGGCCTTCTTTGAAAGGCATAATCTGCGCCTGCACAGCTTCCGCATAAACAGCTTTCGCTGTCTGCTCCAGGGCTCTCTGTGCGGCTTCGTCCAGTTCTTTCAGGTATTCTGCATGGATCGTTACCTTCACATTAGCCTTACCGCTCACTGGAATCTCACCTCCGTATAGTTGACTGTTCCATCCGGATTGCGGTTTTTGATCCCCTCGCAGATCTCCCTGCGTTCTCCGAATATGATCCCGTATCCGGATGAAATCACCGGCACCTTGGGGCAGATATCACCATTGAACAGCGCTTTCCCTGTGATCCTCACATACTTCTGCTGGCCGGTAAGAACTGTTTTGGCACTGTCCTGCCAGTTACATTTAAGGTCTGCAGCAAAGGCCTCAATGGGAGCTCCGTCCTCATCAAGGCCTTCTTCTTCAATCACTATGTGGATCGGCGTCTTACAAACACTGTCTGGAACTAATTTGGGATAGATCATAGTTTTACCTCAGCAATCTGCAGCACAACCCGGTCTGCTGGAGCAGCGCATACACGTCTCTCCGCATGGCTATACCGTAATCTGTGAAAACATTCCAGCTGGATCCGAACGCCATACTGACTCCGTTGATCGAATAAGAGGAAAGCACAGAGCTGATCGCATCTGCATTTTCGACTTCGAACTCTGCCTGTCTGCAAACCACTTCCTTAATAATCTCCTGCTGAAAAGGCGTCAAATTGTCAAAGCCTCGAGCGACAATACGATTATAGGTCAAAGTATCGATATGCCTTGATGCCTGGCGCATATCAGCGTCTTCAACATCAACTGCATCTTCCAGCAGATTCATATAATCATCTACTGTTGCGTAAGGCTTATAAGACATTTTATTTCTCCTTTTTCCCGCTCTTCTTTTGCGCCGGCGCAACTGCCTTCTCTTCTGCTGTTTTATCTGCAGATGATTCATCCGCCGCATTTTCCGTAACTGTTCCAGACTGCTTACCCGGATCTGTTTCCGGATCTGCCTCGGGCTCTTCGATCACCTCATAACCATGATCATGGAACCATTTGATGAGGTATTCATTGTCAGTGTGTCCCTCTCCGCCGGTGAAGGGTACGCCGGCACTGACACCGGCGTACTGCTTATTCGGCGCTATGATGCGAGCCATCAGGACACCTTGATCTTTCTGAAGACGCCTGCTGCCTTGGTCGCTTTCAGGACGATCGCGGCATTCATCTCGACTTCGCCCTTCTTCACTGCGCCTGCTGTAGTGAAATCAGGCAGCCATGTCTGCACAGGCGCGACTCCCGCAAAAGATACCGCATGGAGGCCGTCAAGGCCGAGGCGGGCCACATACAGGGATGTTGTGCCGGCGGTGCCGTCTGTCGCGATAACATCATCATTGGTGCCGGCCTTCGTCTTCATGTCGACAAAAGGGATATTGCCGTAAGACTCTACCTGCTCGCCCCAGTTGCCTTTTGTGACCTGATACATGGATGCTCTGCGGGCGCATGCGCGCAGCCTTGCGATCAGCTTGGTGTTGCCCATGATGCAGGATGGAGTGCCGTCAAGCCCCATCAGGAATTCATCCAGCATGTCGAGGAACATCTTGTAGTTCGTATCAATCGCCGCGGATGTGGACAGGTCGATTGCGGATCCGGAAGCGTTGAACTCAGTGGAAGATCCTGTCAGAGCCTTTTCCAGTCCGTCGAATGCGTTCGCATCTGTCGCGGAATCACCGTTGATGAATGTGTCGTTGAACAACGCCTGAGCGGCCTTGATCTTCTGGGCCTGCTGCAGCTCCACCTCAGAGACGATGCCGCCGAAATTGGCCAGCACGCGGTCGATCTCGTACGCACCACCGAAGACCTTGATATCAACTGTATGGCGCTGCTTTGTGACTTCCTGAGGCGGGTATTCCGTATTGATCGCACGGAATGCTGCCGTAGGCTGTGTCAGAAGTCTGGTATATGCGTATGTCGGTGTTGCGCCGCCTCCCGTAGGAGAAACGCAGTCATCGAATGTGATGTGCTCGAGGATCCAGTTATTCTTCTGGAACTCATCGATCACGCCCATCTGCAGGTCATCCTGCACGTTCTTTTTTGCTTCTGCTAATGTTACGGGCATTATTTACTCCTTTCAGGTGGCACTTCCGCCACCATTCTGTGCATTGAGTTTTGCCGCAATGGCTTCCCTCATAGAGAGCTGTTTATCTCCATCACCGCCAACTCCGCCGCCGGCGTTTCCGCCCTGTGTAGAGCCGACAGAGAAGCCTGCTCCATGCTTACCGCCCTTATCCTGTTCCTTTGCCTTGAACAGGAAAGGTTTGCTCTCGCGGATGGCCTTAAGCTGTTCATCGAGTCCCGTCAGCTTACCGTCGTCGCCGAGGATAAGCTTGGACTGATCAACCAGTCCGGCTACAAGATCAGCGTCCTGGGCATCAGTGATGCCGAGCCGGATCGCGTTTGCCATCTTCATGGCTTTGATCTGTGATGCATACTCGGTGTCCTTCTGCTTGGCCGCCTCCTGCAGGGCAGAGATCTGCTTAGTAAGGGCTTCATTGTCCCCTGCGGTCTTCTTCAGCTCTTCGAGGTCATCCTCCGCCTTCTTCTTCGCGGTCTGAAGGTTCTTTTTCTCCTCGTTGACCTCATCGAAACGCGTCTTTGGCACAAAGCCCTTCAGTTCCTCCGCAGAGGCATCAGCAGCTTTCTTCGCCAGTTCCTCAGAGATTCCCAATGCGACAAATTCTTCTTTTTTCATTCTTTGCTCCTTTCAGATCATTGTTTTTTCGAGGTTCAGTCCTCGGCTTCTGTCTCTCCATTTTGCGTCCGGAGATACCAGAGGGACGAGGCCGCCTCCGGGATTCGAACCCGGATATGCAGGAGGGAGGAGTAGGCCTGACCGATCCAGTGGCTTAAGCGGCATATTAAAAGCGCCCACCCGGTAGCAGTTCGGGCAGGCGCTGGCGTCGCCTTGATAAAAAGCTCAGGCAACTGTTTAGCAAACGATATCAGATTGTGTCTGGATGCAGACCGGTGGCATGGACCGCCCGAAGATGTAAAGATAGATCTTCTTCTCTTTCCGGATCTGTTCGACCTCCTCGTCGCTCAGCTCCCATACGGTCTCTATCTCCTCCTTACCGTCGGGGCTCACGCATCGGGTCGCGGGAAGGTCGTAACAGCCTTCTGCTGTGAATACCACGTTGGCATATTCTGCTTTTACTGCTTTCATTTGGTCCTTTCTTGCATAAGAAAACCACCCTTTCGGGTGGCATGCTATAATATCCATGACGGAGGCTATTATGAGAGACAAAATATACGAAATACTAAAGCGGGTTGTTGATAATGGAAATTCCATGCGCAAAAATGACATTGCCAAGCGCAATTCCCCTGTTTATATAGAATATCTCTTTTCAGAAAAACTGATATATTCTGAGCTCGATGAAGATGGCGCCCCAACGGATATAATTCACGTGGGAAACAGGGGCTATAAGTACATCGTGGAGCATGATGCGGAGTCGCGCCGCTTCTGGCGTAATTTCTTCAGCCAGTTTGTCACCGGATTGATTACCGGAGGCATAGGAGCTCTTATCCTTGAGCACATCATTTTATGGCTGTCAGCACATGTGTAGCAATCAGTGCTCCTACCATTATCCCCAGTGGCATCGCCAGGCGCTGAAGAATATCTTCAATAAAATCCATTTCAGACCTCCTTATAGGTATAATTAAACCACCCGATCCGTTTGGGATGGGTGGTTATCCTTCAATTATTCTCTTAGCATAAAGCTGCTGTTTTCTTTCTTCAAGTTTTCTGGAGTTCTCTTTAAATTCATCACTTGCATGCTTCTCATAAAACTCGCTAATTGTGATTTCTTCATCCGATTCAAGAAGCATATTGTAAAGCTTTTGGGCTTCTAAATCTAGCTTGCTCATAATAGCTCCTCTCTCAAGATTCTATAAATCTCATCTGCCAAAGGATTCTTTACGCCACCTTTGCTGGTTTCAATCGCATAGGCAAATATTTCACGAGGATCATCATAATCCTTCGTATTTTTTACAGGTCCAATCATCCGAACAACCATATTTCGGTAGTCTCTGGAGTTTATTCTCAGCTTCAGATTCTTCCTTGCAAGCTCAACTACCTTTGATGCATATGATTCGCCTCTTTTTTTAGATCTTAGATCATCAATAAGATGAGCTGTTTCATGTATTCCTGTGCCATAATCCCTTAGTCCGGACTTGCCAACTTCTGACAGCCCTGTATCTAAATTTATTTGGCCGTTTGCACCAATATGATAATTATATGATATTTCTTTTAGGAATCCTTCTGCATCTGGATATTCACACAACATATCGTCATATCCGGCTAATGTGGCCTTTATATCAAGAATATCTTTACGATCAAATCCAGTAACAGTAATCCCATGTGTATTCTTGAAATACTCTTTTATTTCTTCAACTGACCTCATATTTATTATACTACTGTTGCTGACTTTTCTCAAATCAACTTCTGTACGTATCATCTTGGCGCGTTCCAGAATACTCTTTTGGAGAATATGATTTGAGCGACTATACTCCCGATCAAGCACATCCATCACCCGATCAGAGTACTTGCTCTGGCCAACCCCGATTCTATGCTGGGTAAATGCCTCAGCCATGAATTCATCTGCGTTCTCCATGGAGTATTTACTGATCCTGACACTGCTGAGCCGGTCCTGTGCCTCCTTAAGCTTTCGGAAAGCTTCCATTTGTTCCTCAGCACTTGCGCTGAAATCTGAGAGAGCCGGCTGCTTCCGTAGTTCTGAGATCTCCGCTTCAATGCTTCTGATCTCGTCCATGTACTCCTGATACATGGCCTTGATTTCTCTGCTGGCCTTATTAGTTGTCCGCCAGTCCATCCCGATCAGGCTCTTCCTGTGTTCCTGCATGTTTAAAAGGCCATGTGCAAATTCATGGGTGGCTACATACTCTGCCTCCATCCCCTCAGGAATCTTTACGCAGTGTCCTTTGGCAGATAATTCGCGTATCCTCTCTACCATGGAATTCAAATCCTGGCATTTATGCGGATTAATGATCAGTACTCTCCGGCCAATCCGGTCATCAGCTTCCACCCTGGCGAAGAACGTGGCACCGAATACTTCCTTCTTTTCTGCGACCTTAATCTCCGTAATCCCGGACAGATATTCCTCCTGAAGATCTTCAAGCGTTTTGTTAAAAGCCTGTGCAGTCTCAACGGAAACTCCGGTGTAATCAACAACCGCATTCCCAAATGGGTTGTTGAGCATCTGCTCTCCTGTAATAAGGTTTAACCCATACCTTTCTCTTCTCCTATCATAGGCCTGCGCAAGAGTACTTGCTCCATCCGCATTGATTCCTCTTATCAGCTGCTTCTCGTTTTCTTCCTTTCTCCCAGCCTGTCTCTCCCGCCACTCTTTTCTTCGGGCTTCGTACTTTCTCTGGTTATCAGAATCAAGGCTGTATTCAGCCAGTCTCTCGTATTTTTCTTCCTGACGGTCTACATAGTTTTCTTTTACCTCTTCCTTCTCAGCCTCGGCCGCTGCCTTCAGCTCCTTTTTAGTCGCATCCGGATCCGGAGCGGAGCTGATTCCCGGGAAATATGTGGTGAATCCGTCCTTGCACCTGGGATGAAGGAAGCCCGCTGCCATTGCTTCGCTCAGAAGCTTATGCTTCCCATCAGGCTCTCCACCGGAATACACATCGTCGATCAGGACCTTTCCGAGCCATGGAATGCACTGTGGGCAGGCGGTTCCATAACTGCCGTCACGCATGGATCCGCGCTTGTTCACAAGTACAAGGCTCATGCCCCATTCCTTGCGCTTGTTGCCTTCTCCCATAAGGTACGCCCTGCGCTCAGCTGTGCGGATGTACATATCCGCATAGTCTTTTATGGTGTGACGGGAGCCGTTTTTGTATTCGATCGAGTCTATTCCATGTGAAAGGAAATCCTTAGCCGCCATATCCACGGCCTTTTCAATCGTGCCGGCGCCTGTATTCGCGTACACCTGCGCGTCGAATATAATCTTGCGGTACTGGTCATTGGCGCGCCTCAGGACCGCATGCTCAGCCTTCTCCATATCGTTCTGGGTGGCTGTCAGCAATGCTTCCAGTTTATTGTCATTAATACGGAAGAAGGCGTCTCCCTGCGCTTCTATGGACGCCTTCCTCTGATTGGCATATCTGCGCTGTATCTTCTTGTTCCCGGCCAGGTCCTGGAGAATCCTGATCTCCTCGTCCTTCTGGCCCCGCTCTGCTGCATCCTGGATCGCTTCCTGCATCCTCTGATTGATATCAGCAAATTGAGGGCCGAACTTCTTTTTATTCTTTCTGCGGTATTCCTCAAGGTACTTCAGCTGTTCGACCTGCCATTGGCTCCAGTCAAAACCTTCTTCTTTTTCTTCCCGCAGGTGCCTTCCCAGGTTTCGTATCATTGAGTCGATCAGTTCATCCTCAATCCTGGCAAATGCCAGCCTTACGTCATAGTCTTCAAATGCCATTGCAGTAGACCTTTATTCCCTGGCTTCGCAGCTTATTCCTGTAGTTTTTAATCTCTGACTTGCTGGTTGCCGGCAGGTTCATCAGCTCATAATAATCGGCGCCTTTTCTGATGGCATAAACACCAAACGGCACTTTCTCACTCGCCAGCTTCAGGAGCTCCTTTACCTGCGCCTGGCTCATCTTCCAGGCTCTTTTCCTGATCACTACTGTTGCCATCGTCACCCTCCTCTGCATCAAGGTTTACTGCCGGCTCGTCCATTTCAACGATTCCCTGCTCCGCTTTGAGCCTGGCCACTTCGGCGTCCTTTTCTTCCCTGGTCCACGTGTCGCCGTAGAGCTCCTCAACAGACTGCTCAATGCTCATTACGCCGCCCTGTTTGGCTTTGACCACAGTCTCAACCGTTGAGTCAAAATCCGGAGACGCATATTCGCCGAACTTGACCGAGACTTCATACTCGCCTGCTGCCGGGCCGCTGATCAGGTCGTTTACCATCATGATCCTCTCGATCAGCTGGGGAAGAACTTTGCTAAGCGCCTCTACGATCTTGCCGCGCACGTGCAGCGTGACCTTTTCTTTTTCCCTTTGCGCCTCCGCATTGTCGGTCTTCTTGAGGTCAATGCCCAGTGTAGCCGGGCTCATGATTCCCTGCAGGACCAGGTCCATGAAGGATGAATATGAGTTCACATATGCTTCATAGCTGATCTGCGGCTGTGATACATCGATCTTGTCCTGTGCTCCTTCCAGTTTCATGGAGCCGACAGCTATAAAGTCATTGTCGAATGCGTTCGCTTCGATCAGTTGGCCAGTGTTCGGATCCCGCGGAACCATGTCCTCCGGGATATACCTTTTGACACGACCCATCCTGACAGCATCAAGCCATTGGCTGATCACTTCGTCCAGTGCGTCAAGTGCGTCCGTCTTGGAATCAAATAAAGCCTTGCCTCGACCCTTCCACTTTCCCGATCGCAGGATGACCAGAGGAACCGCCATCATAAAATCGCCGTTGAAGGTCGTATCCTTCAAACCGGCGATTTCTTCCACTTCGGACATGTCTACCTGTCGGCCGTCTTCGCTGAACAGACGGTAGCGGACATATCCGATTCCATATTCTTCTTCCAGGCGGTATTCCTTCTGTTCGACCTTGTACGGCGTATAGAATTTAACGGCGGTGACTTTCCTGCCCTTAGTAACAAACTCCACACTGTCGGCCTCGTAGAAGGCTACAATTGGGTACTTGCTCTCTGCGTCGATTGATATTTTGAACGCTCCATCAGCTGAGGATAGGGCGCCGGCGATGGCGTCACCCATGAGCCCTGCGAAATCACAGTCCTTGGCTATCTCTTCCCATGTGTCCGCAATTGGATGAGAATCATCGGGCTCTCCGAAGTCCACGCCATCGAAATCAGCCGTGATTATATCCTTGTACCGGTCTATGACAATGGAAACGATCCCGCTGTGAATCTTCCTGACCTTTCCGTGCGGCACCGCTGCCCAGAACCTGTTCGTGTCCGTATCTCCTGCTCCTGCCTGCTTGAAGAACTGGCTGAGCTCCTGCGGATCCCCTCTGTACCAGATCTGATTCTTGAGCACATTTCCCCGGAAGGACAACGGCTCTTTGATCGTGATCCGCCTTTCCGGTGCCGGCTGAATTTTTAAAAGCTTAAATACAAAATCTCTGAACCAGCCCATCAGGTCTGTTTCCTCCTTCCAGTTCCGATCTTCTCCTCAAACGGCAGCCATCCGTATTGCACGGAGTTGACCATGTGGTCGTTCTTGTCTTCAGGCTCGTTGTCCTTGTCTTCTTTCCAGCTGTAGACTTCGAGCTCATGTATATAGTTCGTGCAGTGTTCCAGCACATAAAAGCACGGCTCGGAGCCCGCCTCTGCGAACCATCCGAGCTGTGTGTTGATCCTGTCTATGATCTTTTCTTTCTTCCAGGCGTTGCCGAATGTGTAAAGGCAGCCGTAGATCCTTTTGTACTTGGCGCACTCTGTGATCGTTGCCTGATCTGCTGAATCTATGAAAACATTCTTGGCAAAGCCCCATTCTTTCCTGTTCCTGTCCAGAAAAGCTATGAGGTTTTTGACAGTGTCTGAAGGAGCGATCGGCACCGACAGCTCAGCATTGTTATAAACTCTCTCATCAAGGACAATGCAGCGTCCCTTGTTTGTGATACCAAGGAAGGACATAGCGATCGTATCCGGTGATTTCTGTGAATACGATGTGTCGACCGCTGCCGAGAAGTACATAAACCTCTCTATCCTGCGCAACTGTTCCCTAGTGAGCCGCCGATCAGTGTCTATTGACTTGAACTGCTGCGCCCATTCTTTTGATCTGACATGTTTCTTGCGGTCAAAATTGCTGAACACGAGGCCTGTTGCCTTGCCCCGCAGGCCCTGGATCTTATTCTTCCATAGCTTGGTCCCCACTGGCACATTCTCTTTGATTCGCTTTACCTTCTCCGGAGTGAGAGCTATGTTGTCCTCGAAATTGAAGAACCAGTGCGTCCATCCTTCTTTCGGGTCCTCTCTCAGTTCATCCAGTATCTCAACCGGAGTGCCGGCTCTCCATTCCGGGAGCGTCCTGCTGTGGTTTATATACTCTGAATAGACAGGAAGGGAAGGATCGTCGGGATTTAGTGTCCCAATCAAATAATCGCAGCGCATGGACGCCTCTCTTACGAAGTCCATATCTGCGATATTGATCTCGTCTATATAAAGACATCCGTACTGGCCGCCCAACGCCTTTTTCCATCTTTTGGCATCGCCATAGCCGAGGACCAGTATCCTCTTGTCTACTCCCGGAGCCACGTGAAAAAGGATGTGCGGGAGCTTCAGGTCCTTGGTGCCATTGCCATTGTATTCTACAAGGACTCCCCACTCATCTCGGATCCCGTGGTCCTTGTCAATGATATTTTTTTCAATAGTGCCTGTATCCAGACCCGCTATGATATGCTGCTGTTTCGGGCTCTCAGCGACCTTGAGCATGAATTTGAAGATGCCGACTGTCGTCTTGCCCGCTGCCGTGACGCCTTCCAGGAATTCAACAGGCGCCTCATGATCTATAAATGCGTCGAACTTCTCTCCGACCCTCATCAGGCATCACCGTGCCTCTCCCTTCGCTGCTGGAGGAGCTCAGCAAGCTTTGACTGCTCTTCCTCTATCCCTGTGATCTCCAGCTTATCTTTGAACATTCCTAGGTGCTTACCAAGGAGCTCAAGCGCCCTTAGTTTGTCAGCAAGTTTGATCTCCCTCTCTATCAGACTACCTTTTTCACCATCAGACTGCTTGACCTTTACGCTCTGGATACAGGAAAGATCTTCCCTGCTGGCCTCTTCAAGTATAGATGCGTCATCAGTGTTGATTACATCTGCAGCATTCATGAATGCTATCTTTGCCAGTTCCTCTATCACTCTGTCCTGACTGATACCAGTACGGCGGGATCGCTCTGCCATAGCCTTTGCGACAGCTTTTGAAATGTTAGGTTTTGTTAGGTTTTCGCATCCGATCTCTTTGGCTGTATCAGGTGAATAGCCAGCTCTTATGGCGGCCTGCGTGGCGTTTAAGTCGATCAGGTACTCTTCTACAAATCTTCTCTGCTTATCCGTCATACGGCCTCCTTCCCGGCATAAAAATAGCAGATATCCCATCGGATACCTGCTTTTGACACTGATTTCAGCTTACATATTATCAGCTTTTAACCGAAAAAAGCGAAAAAAACGAAATTATTTTTCATTTTCGCCAAAAAATTTATTAAACTCCATTCTCACGCTGTCCGCAGTTGACCGTCTCCCCATTTTCCTGGCTGTCTCTCCCCAGGTATAGCCACTGAAAAAGTGATAACGAATGATCCTTTGCATCCTCAGGGGCAGAGTGTTCATCCACTCCTCAACCTCTATCCTTATCTCTTCTGCCTGCTGCCGGCGCTGCTCCAGGATCCTTCTCTGTCTATCCAGTCTCACCGCATCGCCGTAGGAAAAGACCACTCCTTCAATCTTGAATCTCCTCTGTTCATATGGGTAATCCGGATTGCTTCCTGTCACTGAATCCTGTGCCATCTGAACCTGCATGTTCTCGAGTCGCAGGATCTCCATTTCAGTCTCTTTTATGAGCTCGCAGGCATCAATATACTGATCCAGTATTTTCTTGTCCAATTCCGTCACCCCCTTTTTCGTTTATCCGTCAATGGTTATTCCTTTGTTCGGTTGGCCGTCTTTTGTCACCCATATACAATATGTATCACTTGTGTAGCTACACCTCTCAGGGCACTCTTTTTCGGGACAATCAAGACAACAATGTGACAATTTGTTCTCGCCGCCACAGTCATTGAACATACATCTTCTATCTTTCATATGACCCTCTATATTTCTTCCTGTTCTTATCTGCATTCGGGCATGTGGTGAAGTGTGATATGTATCCGAGGCCTGTTGCTTGGCTCAGGTTTCCTTCGAATACACAGCTGTATACTTCTCCGTTTGGAGTGACCACCTTACCTGCTGCCCCCGGCCTTGCCCAGTAAGTTACCGGATCAGGGTCTACGGGCATCGACTTCCCGGATGTCATCTTGATCCATCTGATTTCTGCCCCGCATGATTTGCATTTAGCCATTGTCCTTTTTCTCTCCTTTTACACCAAATGTCCTTGACTGTTCGTCGGTCAGCAAATCTTCCATCCCTGTGATGTGAAGCACATAATACTCCTCGCCTTCAGTTGCTCTCCACTCAGGGCGCCCAGTTGATATTGTGATATACCCGCTTATCATCGTGGCCGGAGCGAACGCACTGTATCCTGCGCGAAGGATTATGTCCTTAAACGGTACGCTGCCCCTTGCCCGAAGTGCTCTTTCAACCTGATTCTGAGATGCAGGAATAAGTTCCCAGCCAAGAAATCTTTTGAAACGAGTTGCATAATATGGCGACAACGACCGGTACTCCTCTTTCTTTTGGCCGGAACGGATCATTTCCAGCCATTTACGTTTTATAGTCAAAATCATTGTCGTCCTCCCATAAACTCGAACCCTGTTCGTGTGCTCTCTCCCAAGGATAAATATTGATCCGTCCGCAGTTATCGCAGAGCACTTTCTTTTTCGGGTACTCTGCTCCGTGCAGGTGTTCCGATCCACCACATGCCCTACACGCAAAGATTGGTGTCCCGCCGGGTGACGCATATCCGATTTTTACCTGTTTCCATTTTCCGATCCTTGCCATTTTTTCTCTCCTTATTCCTTCACCGGTACATATCTGTCTATAACTTTAAGCGGGTATCCCGTTATCTCTGAGATCTCCTCTGCTGACCGCTCTCCCCGCTTCCATGCTTTCAGGACGGCCGCTTCTATCCTTCCCATATTGTGCCCGCTGGTGTTGTTTTTCCTATTGTTTCCATTTCCGGATCTTAACAGCTCCACTGCCTCAGCAAGTGAGCAGTTGTTTTTCCTCTTTGTCGTGTAAATTCTATCTGTGGTACATCCCAACTCTTCTGCCCACTCTCTTGTAGTCTTTCCCTGATATCTATCCCTTACTCCCCGCATTCCTTATCTCCGACAGTGGTTTTTCTTTCCGAGTCGAGCCACTTCTTCCAAACGGCTTTTTCATCCCGATATTTGCAATCTCCGTTACAAGTCTCCGATTCCGGACAGTAGTCATCACAGAATGCAAGGTTTTCAGCGCCCGTGTTCTCAAGGAATTCGGCCAGTTTCTCTGCCGGCAGACTCATTATCCACTCATAGTTGCTCATGCATCTCCTTTCCGGGCGGCCAGCGCTGCCGCCCCTTTTATTCTGAGTTTTGTTCCGCTTTACACATGAGATTTATTGGTTACGCGCTGCATTTATACATAACTGCGTCCGATCAGCTCCATGAACTCCTCTCGCAAATGAGTCTTCTCGTACTGGCGCTGCACATCCTGTTGGATGATAAGACTTGTTTTGCGATTCCTATGAACCGCCTCCGGTCCTCCGAAGTGTTCATGGTGTTCCAGACAGAGGTAAACCTTGAATCCATTGGCCTCTGAGATCTCCCGCTGCCCGTGGCCAAAATATACATGGTGCTCTTCCGTGTATTTGAAGGAATAGTCTGCATGGAGCTTCATGCACAGGTAGCACCTTCCATCCTTCTCCTGGATGATGCTCGGTTTATGCTTTCTCCTGCGCTTCTTATCCCTCTTCTTCGGGTAGAGTAGATCAGCCGCCATAGGATATGTTCTCCATCTTGCTCTTCTCCGTGACGGTGATGCACAGCCCCATACTCTTCATCTTGAGTCCCAATGTCTTCTCGTCTGACTGCTTGACGGTGATGGTCTTTATCTTGTTGTCCATGATCATCTCGCCCGCCCTTGCAAAGAGGCTCTTCATTGCCTCGTTCTCTCCGAAGACTACTTCAAGGTCCTGTGCAAATACTTCCAGTGTTGATTTCTTCCAGGCGTATCGTGCTGATGCATCGCATCCGCATTTATCTGTGGCCAGTTCATTCAGTTCTTCCGTCGTCGCGTCAGGATCCGCTTCGACCATGTATGCCTGACCGCAGAATTTACAATATCCAACTTCCATCCCTGCTCCTTTCTCAATTCAGTGCTTCCAGTCCGGCCATCCTGACCCTCAAGTGCTCCAGGCGTTCAATCGACTGAGACATCCCGGAGAAATTGTTGCAGTCCAAGAGTACTTTGAGACTGCTCAGTTCTGCTTCGAACCTGTCTTTGAGATCTCTCATTGGATCCGAATCAACAGGGGCCGGAAGGATCTCGTCAATCTCTACCTGTTCGAGTTCTTCAGCAGTCTCCAGAGCCGGTTCTTCTGCGATCGCAGAATCAGAGTTTTCACTGTTATTTACAGTGGCTGGTGAGCTTTCTTTTTGCGCCGGCGCAACTGTGTTTGTGCCCGGTTCAGGTTCTTTTTTGCCCGTTTTCTCCGGAATATGCTCACCCTGAGTCGGAATGTGCTCATTCTTCTCCAGTTTCTGCCCGCCCGCTGCCGGCTTCGCTTTCCTCTGTTCCGCCTCGTTTTCGGATTTTTCATTCTCTCCGAAGACGTTTCTGTATGTGTTCGCGCCGTCGATCTTTCCCTCGAAGATATCTGCGGCTATCTGGAAAAAGCCCGCCCAGCTCATAGGAGCCGGTGACTTGGGGAAGACCTTGACCATGATTCTGGCCTCCATCATGGAGACCATCGTCATTTTGTGTCGGAACGTCCTCGCCCCTGCGGGATTGACGATTTCTTTCATTCCGTCCGTGTTTCCTTCCTCGTATGCCTTAGAGGAATAGAGGTCGTTCATGATTTCCTTATTTGCTTTGAAAAACTCAATGATCCACTGGTGTTCCGGGAGCACATCAGGTAGTTCCGGTGCGGCCGCTGCCGGCGGAGCCTGTTCCTCATGATGCTCCTCAAGCGGTTCTTCGTGCTGATCAGCGGCATGTTCCTCTGCCTTTGCCTCTTCCTTGGCGGCTTCCTTGTTGAATTTCTTAATCTCCTGGATGTCCTTTTTCTTCATCTGCGGCGAGACCATCTCGAGATCAGAATCCGGAAGTGTCAGCATCTCCGACAGCTTAGCGGATCCATACTGTGCATACTCAAGTCTCAGCTGGTCACTGTATCCGTCGATCGAGTATTTTCTATTGATGGCCATGAAGCGGCTTACCGATGATTCTGACAGGCCGTAGTTGTTCTTGGCCCACTCAGTCAGGGACTTCGAGCCGTCTTTTTCATAACCTTTCGTCTCCTTAATCTTCCTGAGCAGATAGCCGATCCTCACGAATCCCGCTGCCGCGCCCCTCAGTTCGGCTTCCAGCTGGCCCTTTAAGGCCAGCCAGTCATTTAGTGTCATTTGCACATATTTTCCTTCCATTCTTCCTCCTTACATCGCTTCTGCGAGGATCCTCTCCTGCTGCCGGCTCTCCTTCTCGGTCCTCTTCTTTATCTGCCGCGTGAATGACTTCAGAATCGGCCCGACGACCGGCCAGTCCGGTTTTCTATCGTAAGCGCCGTAACTCTGTCTGATCTTGCCGTCATATTCGACCTCCAGTGTGTAATATGGCGTTTCCGGAGTCTCAGCCCGGCGCAGGAACAGGATAAAGGTTTCTCCTTTGGCCATCCGCTCCATATATCTGTCAGTTGCTCCGACGCAATGATGCTGAAGTTGTCCCTCGCGGCGGATATCAGCCGCATCCCTCGGGACAAAGATCTTCAGGCCGGCTTTCTGATAGCCAAAGTGCTCTTGGTTTTCCTCGAACGACTTTTTGATCTCCGGGAACTTTTTATTTAACCGATTTCTTTCGGCTGCGTCTTCCTTGGCATTTTTCTCTTCCAAATACCGGTCGTGCAGCTCTCTGAGCTTCGATGTATGGCAGACTATCTCGTCTGTGAGCTCCATTCCCCTGCCGGCGGCCATCTTCAGATAATCTTTATAGAGACTGTTTGTCCCGCCGAAGCTCCTTTTTTCCTTTACAGACCACTTTCTTAGATAGTTGACCGTCCTCTGGAGCGTCATTCCTGTCCGCTTCATCGGCAGTTCTCCCACGGACACCTTGTTTTTCGTGATAAACCGCAGTGTCTCGTCGTTTATCTTTTCGTGGTGCTTCTCGGCATATTTCAGCGCGGCGATCGTATAAAAGTCTCCGTCCAACTTTTTCAAAGTGTAGAGCTGCTGCCCGTCGATCCCCAGAAGCGTCTTCAGGTCCTTTGCCTCTTTCCCGTCCAATCTGGCCGTGTCGTATGCCGCGGCCCTGGCCAGTCTCTTCAGGCCGGCTTTTATCAGATACTCGATATATCCTTTTTGGGCGGCTCTCTGGAGGGCGTACTGCATATTCTCTTCCCTGTGTGAAAGGAACATGCCCGCAACCGCCTCTCTGACTCCCGTTCCCTGCAGGACCTCCTCTATGTTCTTCAGGTAGAGGATCCCGCTGCCTATGCTGTACGGGTTCGTGCGCCGGCTGTAATACCCGTTCCAATCGCCGCCTTCATACGTTTCTGCCCACATATACCTTCCGATTGGCTCCACAGTCCTTTTCTCGTAAGATGCCACAGACCCGAATGTGTACGGATTGGCCAGAACTCTGAACGTCTCGCTAATATTTGTTTCGCAGTTCCATCTTTCCAGGAGTCCCTCTCCTTCTCTCCGGAAGCGCTTGGTCACATGGAATTTTCTAAAGGCAATATATTCGCCCGCCTTCTGCGCGAGAACAATATCGTCATCCGTTCGCAGGTATTTTTGTTTTCCCCACGCTTTGGCTGGCAGATGCTCACCGCACCTCATGCAAAAGAATTTTTCAGGATGAAATCCGCAGTCCCCCGGATTTCCTTTGGTGTGTACCATCTTCTGGTCCGTCTTCCAGGTCTTTCCGCAGTGCGTGCAGTAGACTTCGGTCTTCTTTCCCTTTTTCCGGTAGAAAAGGAAATTGCTCTGTCCAGTACCATCTTTATCCGCCCACTCTTCGAAGCCTTCGGGGAGAGGCGGGATCAGAGCCATGTGACCTTCCCACTTATCTATGCGTTTCTGCAGCTTGCGGCGGTTTTCCTTGCCTCTGACGTCTTCCTGCCACTCTTCGACAGCCTCGGTGACCGCGCCGGCGTCCGTGACGAGCTCCTCGTTGCATAATGTGAGGTCTTCGTCGTCGAAAACATCTTTTGCCACGCCCCAGTCAGTATTTTTGAGGTTGGCGTCACATCTTATGTTCCAGATCATGGTCGACAGGTAAGCCTCAGACCACTTTTCTCCGATCCGCGAGATCCATTTTTCGTTGGCAGTATCGATGTAAGTCGTGATCAGCGGAGCGGTACCCGCTGCCACCTGGCCCCTCGTATAGACACAGACGACCAGAATCCCATTCTCTTTCTGCACTGTGAAGTAGAGTCTCGTGGCATAGGTCGAGACCAATTCCGTGACATCTTCGTAGCCGCTATACGTCCACCACTGCCTCACTACCGGCCTTTTAATGTTCCTGTCTGTCTTTGCCTTGCGGACCATGTCCTCTGACGGGCCATTGAGGGCTATCTGCAGGAGCTGCTTCTTCCTCATTTTGCGCCTCCGTAATATGAGCGGATCAGTTCCCTCGCTTTCGCCTGACCGGGCATTCCGAGAGTCACCTTGCCCGCTTTTACCCCTGCAGCCTTAATAATGTCTTTATCTACCGGTTGCTGATTCTTGAAGGCCCACTCAAGGATCTTTCCGATACACCTTTTAAGCGTCTTCCCTTTCTTTCGGACTGCTTTGGCCATGCGGTCATCTTCAAGACACACGGCCTTGATGTACTCCACCCAGTCCACCATTATGTCCTGCGGGTTCAGATCCTTTGCCTCGATCTCGATCTTCCCGATCGCGGCCGTCGAGACATCGCAAAGCACAGGGATCTCCCCGCCGACGAACATCTGCGCATATTCCAAAGGGATCCCGTTTTCCTCCGCAAGTATCCCTATGCTGGCCTTGTCTCCTTCCGCGAGCAGGTTCTTCGCCAGCTCATTGATCTCATCTGCTGATCCAAATTCTCCAAATTTTCCGTAAAGTGCCATAGTCAGAATTCCTCCTTATAAGCTTCAGAAGCCTATGGACAGTCATTCAGGAATCTCCCGAGTCTCAGTCCCATGCTTCATTTCCGTTCTCAAAAATCTTGAATACCGGTGATCTCCTGTCTCCCATGTTATTTCCCATGTTTTTGCACCCAGCTCATAGATTTGGTTGTAAAGGAGCTGCCACAGATCTTTATTGGCCAGATCTTTCCCTCTCTTATTCTTCCAGCCACAGAACTGCCATGTGTCCTTCAGTTCTTTCAGCACATACCCTTTCAGCCACTTGTCTTCACAGTGGATCATAATCTGGCATCTAACCCTTGGTTTGAACTTGTCCAATGCTTCTGTCACAGCCTTGAGTACTGCTTTTTCGTATGAAGCAGAATCGATGCTGTTAAACTCCATCCTTCGATATTCACTATTATCGGCTGCTATCAGATATGCGTACTTTCTCTCGCAACTCCGGATCTGCTTGGGAGTAGCTACGATGTAGATGTGCGTCTGCATTTCTTTCTCCTTCTTCCCGCTGCCGGCGGCTTCCACGACCGATCTCTCGGCGGCAGTGGCTTTAATCTTGCCAACCGGAAGGTCCTGTACTTATAGCCCTCGGCATTGATGCCTTCGAAGTAACTCTCTTTTACCAAATACCAGCCCTTGGGCACTCTTGGCGCGTCCTCCAGCTTCCAGCCGCTGATTGGCTTCTCCTCCGGCTGCGGTACGACCAGGTTCCTTGAATGCGTCAGCTTCGACTCGATGACTTTATGCTCACCCGCTGCCGCCGTGCTGTCCGGTGTCTTGGCAATGTAAGCGCCGAGGTTCTTCCCGGTACTTGTCAGGTCCCTGATAAGCTGGTCATATACGCCGCCGTATGGCCAGAGCGCTTTGATCAGGTCGCCTCCTCCGAATATGGAGTTGCAGATAAAATGCACATGCCACGCCCCGCGAGGTGTGCATTCTATGTTTGCCATCCAGTACAGATCGAAATACCGTTTGCGATATTCCCTCCGGAGCCGCTGATAGAAGTCTTTGAAGATGGCCTGCGCCTCCTTCATGTTCGCCGGCCTTTGCGCGGGCGCAAACGTCAAAGTGCGAACATAGTCGCCTTCGGCGAAGTTGGCCGCTATGATCCTGCCGACCTTCTCTTCCTTCCGGCGCTGGTTCTGTTTCTTTACGGCTTCCGGTGTGGCTTTGGCTTTCTTCCGACGAGGCTGACCGGGTGCTCCGTAGCGAGCAGTGTGGTACTGCTTGATCTCTATGATGTTCCTGCACCGATACTTCTTCTGCATGTAGCTCATTTCAGGTCTGTTTCTCCAGGATTAATATCCTTATGGACTTGAAAACGGGCGGATTTGCCCGTTTTCCTCCTCGACAATTCCCGCCCGTTTGTGCTACAATTCTATTGGTTCAATAGCTCGGAAACGGGCTCGGCCGGCTCTATGGCTGGCCGTTTTTTATTGTTTGCACGATGATTTCTTCGGCTTTCGCTATGGCTAACTGGAGTTCTTCGTTATTCCTTTTGAATTCAGCATTCAGCAAGTACTTCCAGCTGGACACGCTACTGTGGTAGTGATGGATCATTTTTCCGTCTTTCTGCAGTATCGCCGCCCTGTATGACAAGTAGTCTGCAATCATCTTTCGAATGAGAATTTCTTCTCTTCTTCCGCTTCCATAGTTCAAGCCCCTGTCTAGGCTGTGTTTCTGTTTAGCCTGCTCAAAAGTCCTTTGATCCGCCATCTCTGTTCCCCCACAGTATGAACGCTACAAGGACAGTTACTATAAATGCTATGATCACCGTCCAAAAGCTCTCTTCCGACTCAAACATTCCATCTATGCTGCATCCCGTGATCATCCACATGATGCAGAAAACCGTAGCCAATATTTTCTCCTTCATTCTCTCCCCTTTCTTTACGGCAAACTGTTAAGGAGGCTCTGGTATTGCTCTGCGCTCAATTCTTTATTGGCGTATGCTTCCCGGATCTCCCTCTCAAGCCTTGCATGCTCTTCTGCCACCTCCGTCCAGGGGAGTTTATCTTCCCCTTCCTGCAGATCTGCAATGAAGATCTTCAGCTCTTCGTATTTCGTCATGCCAGCCTCCTTACTCAAACTGCTTTACCAGGTCTGCGACTTGGTCTGGCTTAAGTTCCCTGTGCCTGCATATTCTGGCGAATATTGTCAGTGCTTTCGGATACTTGCCTTTTCTCCACATCCTAAGCGTTTCAGGATCTGTTCCCACATATCCGGCCATCGTCTTGAGATTGACCGGAGGATCGGACACAGAACCCTTATGGCCGAACATGACATCGGTCTTTCCTTTCATATGCTTCTCCTTTCTTGTGCTATACTTACTCCATAAGGAGGTATCACTATGATTGATTCAACTATCAGCCTGGCAATTATCGTTTCAGTATGCGCTCTCATTTCCGCACCAATTACAGCATTCATTAATAATCGCCATCAGCTAAAGCTTCGTAAACTTGAGCTCGAAGCCGATGAAAGAAAGCATCGCTTCGATGTTATTTATGAGAAGAAGCTTAATGCGTACACAACGCTGATGAATGAAGTGGCCCACATTGACGTCAATTCACATCGCTCACACAGTGCAATTCTGTCTGCTTCTCAGTCAGCATCGTTACTAAGTGGTGATGATGCATATTCTCTCTTAGAAGCTCTCACTGATGATCTGTCTGCCGGACGGTCCCCGTCTGAGAACCTGATTCCTACCATCTGCAGATCTCTCAACCGCGAGCTCACAGAGCTTTCAGCCACCAAATAACCCATATTGCCATGATCGCTGTCGCATATATCGGATATGCTTTGTTGTGCGGTTCGAGTTTCCGCATGGTGTACATACCCCAGATGTATGCGGCAGCTACAATCGCAATTCCTACATTCTTCTGCAATCTCTTCTCCTTTTTCACTCTGCGTCGCAGCCCTCAGGCATCGCTGTAGCTTTTTCCGCTATGCATTTAATTTCATCTACTTTTGACGTTGCCCACCTAAGCTTAGCGGTGAGCGCTTTTACGGTCTCGCGGAGGTCTGTATCGCTCGACGTTTCCGCCGCTTCGCACAACGCGTGCGTGATCTGGTCCAAATCTGATGCCACAGCACTTCTAATGCTGATCTTTGCCAGAGCTGTTCCTATCTCTTTGAGCATTTTTCCTTCCCAGGTCATAGGATCCTCCTTTCTCACTCTGCGTCTTCGTCGAAGTTGAATACTATTCAACCTCAGTTGCAAAAAAAATCGCATCTCTTTCGTCATTAGAAAGGTTAAGCACCTTTGCAATAGCGACCATTTCCGATGCATTAAACTCGCCTTTTCCATTCAGACGATTGTACAGTGTTTCCCTGAGAATCCCTGTTTTGTTGGCAATTGCCACCATGGTCATACCGCTGTCAGAAATCCTCTTTTTAAGCAACTTAAAATCTGTCATTATTACCTCCTTTCTAAGTTGCATTTAATTCAACTTACTCATAATATAGCATTGGGTTGCATTTCTGTCAACTATATTTCACAATTATGTTGAATCAATTTCCATTTTGCATTAGAATAGTGTTACGGAGGTGCTGTGAGATGATTGACCTTTATAAAAATATAAAAAGAAGACGCGAAGAATTAGAAATGACGCAGGCGCAATTAGCGGAAAAAATTGGTTATGCTGACAAGAGCATGATTGCCAAAATTGAAAAAGGACAAGTTGACCTTGCTCAATCCAAAATAGAACTCATTGCAAAAGCATTGAACACTACCCCTCGTTTCCTTATGGGCTGGGAGAATCTTCCCTCTTACCCCAATATACGCCCGATTGGCACACAGCGCTTTCCTGTCCTTGGTACCGTAGCCTGTGGCGAACCTGTGTATATGGAGGAAGAGCGTGAGCTTTATGTCGATTCCGCTGTCTCAGTGCAGGCCGACTTTGTACTAATTGCCAAGGGCGACAGTATGATCAATGCGCGGATCCACGATGGCGACATTGTATTTGTACATAAACAAGAGACTGTCGAGAATGGGGAAATCGCAGTGGTTGCTATCGACGACGAGGCCACACTTAAGAGATTTTATAAATATGCAGAGATGATTGTCCTGAGAGCGGAAAACCCTGCCTATAAAGATATGGTATACACTCCTAATGATCACAAGGATTTGCGAATCCTTGGAAAAGCGGTAGCTTTTCAGAGTGATGTGGTTTAATTTATGTAGAAATAATGAAATAAACAGGGTTCTTATTACGGAGGTATTGCATGCTATTTATTAAGAAAAAACAGGAGGATTCCAATGCAATTCTTGCGCAGAACATCTTTAATACACTCTCTGTGGGTCATAGCCTGTCGCCCAATGAACAGCAGGATGTCAATATTGCCATTTCTGGGTGTTCAACTCGACAAGATGTATTAGACAAAGTAATAGAATTATGCACACCTGCTAATACCGCTCATAGGAGATATTTAGTCGCTATCTCTCTTGCATGGTCTACTGTAAAACGCCGAAAAGAAGCTATTATTGCCATTAAGTATTATTTAGAAAACCCTCTGTATCCCGGAGAATATGATAACCGTTCTCATGGACGAATCGGAGGTGTGATGTCTGATAGCAAGTCGATGCATATTTCTGAAATGTATAGGTATCTTGGAAAAGCTTATGAAGGGGAATATCAATTCGAGAATGCTTATCAAGCTTTTATGAAGGCAGTGGATGCGACACCTTATTCCGTTTCGCATTATTGTGATCTAATAGGCATATTGATTAAAATGAACCGTCTGGACTCAGCAAGACAAGTATGTATAGACGCACAGCATTTACCATATTATCAACCGTATCACGAAAAAACATATGACGGAAAAGAATATGTAGATGGTTCCTTTAAAAAGGTAATAGATGCTCAACTTCTGGATATTGATAAAAAAATAGAAAAAAGATATGTCTATAAGCCAAGAAAGCAAACGAAATAACTTTGGATGGAGCTGATCTAGTTGCGCCGGCGCAAGCATATCGGTGACTTCGCCGGGATGGTTTTTATATAAAAGTATTGACTTTTATATACATTTATTGACAAGACTTCACCCATTAGATATACTATTATCTAATTAGCGAATGGCTGCTATGACGGCCGCAAGGAGTCTTGGATTTTATCCAGGGCTCCTTTTGCATTATGGAGGTTATATGGCTGACATTATCAGATATTCACCAATAGAACATCAGGTTGAGAAGCTTAAGTCACAAGGTCTCATCATGTCAGATGAAGATTATGTTAAAGCGCTGCTTTCTCAATGCGGTTACTCGAATCTAATTAAGAGCTATCGCGATCCTTATATTTTTCTACTGCCATGGGTTTGAAGTACCGTGAAGGAATCACTTTCGAGCAGGTTGCTTCCTTATATTTCTTTGATAGAAGCCTGCGTAATGCTGTTATGTCCTCTATGCTTGATTTGGAAGAGCATGTCAAGACTGTCGCTGCGGAAGTGGTTGCCAAGAATATTGGTACCGATCATAACGTGTATCTGAACAAGAGAAATTACAGGAATAAGCGCGTAAGAAACCAGCATTTTACTCTTGACGCCATCCTTGGCAACATCCTCGACCAGAGCGTCACGGCCAACCGTAAGCAGGAGCTCCGCGGTCGGATCTGGGCATACAACCGCCTGATCGGACTGACCGGGATCCTCCGTGCCTACAAAATGGGCTGCCGTAACCGCTACGAGATTGCAGAGTGCCTGGACGTTCCGGAAGAGACTCTGCAGGAGGCTCTGAACTACTATCACGCGCGCTATGGAGTCTGCACGCAGATAGATAACTTCGTGATCTACTTTGAGCCGGCGCTTGGGGTGATGGAACTGTTGTAGTGGTCTATGGTAACACTGATAGCACATCTTGTGGTTGTATAGTTTTACTAGAAAAGGATATAATAATCTTGCAACTATATCATAGTTGCAGAAAGGGGAGCTGGATGAGTAGATTTGATAAAGCGCGACAGCGTTTATTATCAAAACCTAAAGATTACACTTATTCAGAGGCCAAATGGTTCTTAGAACAGCTTGGATATGTCGAGTTCAATAAGGGCAAGACTTCTGGATCAAGAGTGAAATTCTATCGTAAGTCAGACGGAGCTTCTATTTTATTACACAAGCCTCATCCCGGAGATGTAATGAAGCCAGGATCAGTTAGCGATCTTGTTGATCACCTAAAGGAGGTGGGGGATCTATGAACAACATTCTCGAATACAAAGGGTATCATACAAAAGTTCAGTATGATGCCGAAACAAATTCTCTTCATGGAAAGATCGAGGGAATCCGCGATTTTGTCAATTTTGAAGCGGAAAGCCTTGACGATGTTAAAAAAGAATTCCATGCAGCTGTTGATGACTATTTGGAGTTTTGTGAAGAAGTGGGGAAGGCTCCTGATAAAGAATACAGGGGTACCTTTAATGTTAGGATCGATCCGGCCCTACATCGTGAGCTTGCTCTTGAAGCAGACAAAAAAGAAATCTCAATGAATCAAATGGTGGAGAGTGCTATTGATGCTTATCTTCATCAAAAGACTGTTCCTGTAAAAACGATTGTTTATATTAAAGAAAATGAGACTAAATCAACGATAGAGCAGTCTCCATTCACAGTGAATTATTCTTTGGATGATTATTTTTCTCAAACTCCTATGGTGAAAAGCTATGTTAAATAATATAAAAGACTATTTTGAGCCAGACTACGAATTCTATTTGGATAAAGTAGACTATATTCATAAACAAAAAACTTCCAATACAGACAAATACGAATTAAATTGCAGCGATAGTTTAGAGACAAAAGAGATTGCCGATAATAAATTGCAAGTGACGGTCACGCGATCCCTTGTATTCGAACCAGATGACCTTTACTCCCTCTCTGTTTCTTATATTGCAATACTAAAATTTGATATGAGTAAGAAAGAGGAACTTATTGGCCTTACGGATAATCTCAGTAAAGACCTTATAAACTATGGTCAGTTCTTCCTGTCAAATATAATGGCAAGAATGTCAATGCTGATTTCCGAAATCACGGCATCTTATGGACAACCACCTGTTGTAACACCACCTGTAATGGCACCTGTTAAGTAAATAAAAGATTCCCCCACCCTGCGCCAACAGGATGAGGGATGAAATAGACACCAGTCCCAGAAGGGATTACTGAGCCTCTCCAAGTTCAGTATACCTTCTCGGGGCTTAGTTTGCTATACCCTTGAGGAGGTTATTTTATGGCGAAAGCGACAAAGCGAGGGAAGAAGTGGCGATGCCTTGTATTCTCTCACTACGAATACAAAGACGGCAAGAAAATCCGCAAGTACAAATCCTTCACGGCCGACAGTAAAAAGGAGGCAGAGCGGCTCGCAGCTGTCTGGGAGTATGATCAGGCCCAGAGCGCCGGGAAGCTGTCCGTGCATGACGCGATCGAGCAGTATATAGACGTCAAGGAAACGGCTCTGTCGCCGTCCACAGTGACCGGATACAGGTCTTATCTGAAGACCGGTAAGTATGAGCCTCTGGAAGATTTAGACGTCTCTGAGGTCGATCAGCGCGGTCTCCAGCTGTGGGTTGCTTTTATGCTGGAGGAAGAATACAGCGCCAAGTACATCCAGAACTGTTATGGGCTCCTGCGGCCGGCGCTTACAATGGCCGGAGTCGGGAGTATTCCGGTCACTCTCCCCATGGTGATCATGCCGGATATCTACGTGCCGACGGATAAGGAGCTTAAAAAACTCCTGGCCTATCTCGACAAGGAAGATCCGGAAGTAAAGACCGCTGCCATGCTTGCCGCCTTCGGCTCCATGCGCCGATCGGAGATCTGTGCCCTGAAGCCGTCTGACTTCGGTGATGGCACCGTCACTGTCCAGCGTGCAATCGTTAAAAAGAGTAATGGGAAGTGGGTCGAAAAGAAAACCAACAAGACCGTGAAGTCGCACAGGACCGTCGTCCTCCCGTCCCAGGTCATCGCCGGCATAGATTTGTCTAAAGATCCAATCATATCGCTTAATCCCGATCAGCTCTCGAAGCGGTTCCGGAAGGCCATCAAACACGCTGGCATGCCACAGGCCTTTTGCTTGCACGCCCTGAGGCACTACTACGTAAGTATAGCGCACGTCCTCGGAATCCCAGACGCCTATGTTATGAAAATGGGAGGATGGCAGACAGATTATGTCATGAAGCGGAATTACAGGTCAACTCTGACCGACGTGGAAAAGAAGGAGCAGGCGAAGCTGAATAAACATTTCGCGAAGATGTTCTGAATCTTGGTTGCATTTTGGTTGCATAGAATCGAAAAACAATCGTTTTTACACAATAAAAATTGGTTGTCATCCAATAAACGATAGTGCCGAAAAAGCCCATAAATAAAGGAAAAACCGGGAACACGGCTCCAACACCTTGTTCCCGATTTCAGCGGAGGACATGGGATTCGAACCCACGCGCCGGTATTAGCGGCCTATCGCATTTCGAGTGCGACCTCTTCGACCTCTTGAGTAATCCTCCGTATCGCAATCCATTATATGGCAGGATGCCGTTTAAAGGCAAGAAGAATTTATTTTTAGAGACTATATATCCATCGGGCATGATATACTGTAGAGAAGAATGCGCATTAACGTCTGTTCGGTACTATGTGCCAGCCCGGGACCGGCGCATGCTTTCATAAAACAGCAGCAGGAGGGAATCCCATGCAGGTAATTGATATTTCTTTTTTCGACGCCATCAGCTTTTGTTTGTGGCTGGTCGCCTCCTTCGGTCTCTCGAAGATCTTTAAAAAGTTTAATATAGAGGGCTGGTGGGCCTTTATTCCCGGCGCCCGCATATACTGGCTGGGACGCTGCGCGGACAGAGAGGAGGACGGCAAGATCGCTATGATCTTCGAGATCCTGACCTACCCTATCATGCTTGCAGGTTATGTCGTTAATCCAGACATCGAAGCCGCCAAATATCTGGCACTGTTAAATCTTTTCTTCGGCATCGTGTGCATGATCTACAAAGCCAGGATCTGCATAGATCTGTGCGGCGACCTGAAGGTGAACAAGAACTGGGCGTGGCTCTGGGTCTTTGCGGAATATATCCCCTGCCTTGTCTGGGCTTACAGCGACAAGTACACGCCGAGCAAGGCGCTTCTGCGCTATAACGGACTCGATCCCATCCTTGACGACGATCTCGTGCGTTCCCTCGATGAAAATGTGGATACTGCCGATTCCGGCCTCGCGGTAAAGATCAAAGACCGCACTGTCCGCAATTTCCTGGACAAGCGCTATCTCCTGCGCGAGATCTTCATGAACGTGCCGGCCGGGCACATGGTCCTTCTGCTTGGCGGATCCGGTGCAGGCAAGACCACCTTTATCAATGCAGTTACCGGTTATGAAAAGGCGAACGCGGAGATTCTGCTGGACGGCATGAACGTCTACGATAAATATGACAAGATGAAATACTCGATCGGATTCGTTCCCCAGACGGATCTGATCCGCAGCAACGATACGGTCTACAGAACGCTTTACGATGCCGCTCTCCTTCGTCTTCCGGCAAGCACCGGCTTTTCCGAGATCGGAAGCCGGGTAAGTGAAATCCTCGAGCAGTTCGGACTCTCCTCTGTCAAGGGGAGCCTCGTTGAGAAGCTTTCCGGCGGTCAGAGAAAGCGTCTGTCCATCGCTATGGAATATATTTCCGACCCCTATCTCTTCGTCCTGGATGAACCCGACTCCGGTCTTGACGGTGTCATCGCCAGAGATCTGATGCGCCGGCTGCGCTCCATAGCGGACCAGGGCAAAATAGTGATCGTCATCACGCATACCCCGGACCGTGTCGCCGATCTGTTCGACGATGTCATCGTGCTCGCCAAGGATTCCAAGCGGACAGGGCGTCTTGCCTTCTACGGCAGCATCGCGGAGGCGAGAGAGTTTTTCGGCCAGAATTCCATGGAGGGAATCCTTCGCCTGATCAATCAGAAAGATGAGGGAGGCGAAGGGCGCTCCGATGAATTCGTGCTCAAATATGCGGAAAGGCAGGTGGATCCCCGATGAAAAATGAAGCAAGCTCCAATGTTTCTTCCAATAATAGTCCTTCCCGCCGCTCCCCCTTCAAGCTCATGACAGGAAGGCACCGCGGCCGCCTTGCGCAGATCCCGATCTATCTGGGCAAAGATTTTCGCATGTTTATCTTCCAGAACGACTGGAAGGTCCTTCCCATGTCCGCTCTGATCGCCGCTCTGATCGCGCTGGTTGTCGGACAGAACATGTACGTAACTATGGAGGGGCAGTTCCAGTGTTCCCTCGCGCTTACCTGCGTCTGCATCTGGAACGGTTTCTTCAACTCCATCCAGTCGGTGTGCAGGGAGCGTCCCATCATCAAGAGAGAGCACAGATCCGGCATGCATATTTCATCCTATGTGATCGCGCACCTGATCTATCAGATGTTCCTGTGCGCCATGCAGGCACTGATCACAGTGTCTGTCTGCAGGATCGTAGGCATTAAATTCCCCACTAAGGGGTTCATCACTCCCTGGTTCCTGCTCGATATCTGGATCACGATATTCCTGATCACTTATGCGTCGGATATCACATCCCTGTTCATCTCCTCCATCGTGCATACCACGACTACAGCGATGACAGTCATGCCCTTCATGCTGATCTTCCAGCTGGTCTTCTCCGGCGGAGCCTTCACTCTCTCCGGACCCGCTGCCTGGCTGACAAACCTGACTATCAGCAAATACGGGCTTGTGGCACTTTGCGCCCAGGGTGATTATAACTCCCTCAAGTCTGTCACCCTTTGGAACACCATCTTCAGGATCAGGGACAGCAGTCCCGAACTCAAGGAAGCCCTCTGGCAGATCGAAAAGGCCGGGCAGCTCGAAGAGATCCTGGCGCGCAGCGGCGAAGCAATGCAGGAAGCTGCCTATACCATGACCAAGGCCAATATCTACTCATGCTGGGCCCACCTTGCGATGTTCGCCGTAATCTTTGCCGTTTTATCCATCATTGTCCTCGAATTTATTGACAACGACCGCAGGTAAGCGCTTTTACCGGAGAGTGTCCGGATCACAGTAGTATTGAGGAGGTATCGGAATGTTAAAAGATTTTGTCAAAGCTGTAGAGCCCGATGAAGAGGAACTGAAAAAGGAACTGAGGGAGGCACAGGAGAAACTGGCTTCCTATCAGATGGAGATCAAAAGCGCCAGGCTTCCCGTAATAGTCATCTTCGAGGGCTGGGGCGCCGCCGGCAAGGGAAGCGTGATCGGAAGAGTCATCAAGAGCATCGACCCCCGCTTCTTCCGCGTCCGGACAATGTCTACCCCGACCGAAGAAGAAAAGCGCTATCCCTTCCTTCACAGATATCTGCTGGAGATCCCGGAGGCAGGCAAATTCACATTTTTCGACACTTACTGGATGAATGAGGTCGTCACACAGCTGATGGAAGGCGAGATCGACGAGCATGAGTACAAGCAGCGGGTCCGCAGCATCAATACAGCTGAGCGCTCTCTCACCGACAACGGCTACCTGGTGATGAAGTTCTTCTTCCACATCAGTAAGAAAACGCAGAAAAAGCGCCTGGACGACCTGATGGCGGATAAGAACACATGCTGGAGAGTTAACAGCGACGACCTGCATGAGAACAAGCATTACAAAGAGTATCTGGACGTATACGAGCAGTACCTCGAGGACACGGACCGCGCCGCGGCCCCCTGGTATATCATCGACGCGAGCAACAAGAAATGGGCGGAGCTGCAGGTCCTGCGCTTCCTCAACCAGGGCATTGACACTGCTCTCAAGAACCACTCTCTCGCCGCTCCGATCCGCCAGAACATATTCCCCCTGAGCCCCATTCCCAAACTCTCCGAAATATCTCTGGATGACAAGACTATAACCAAAGAGGAATACGACAAGGAGCTGGATAGTCTGCAGAAGGAACTGAGGGATCTGCACAATGAACTCTACCGCAAGAAGATCCCGGTCATTATTGCCTATGAGGGCTGGGACGCAGCCGGAAAGGGCGGAAATATCAAGAGGATCACCAGCGCCCTGGATCCCCGCGGCTACGAAGTTCATCCCATCGCCAGCCCCGAACCTCATGAGAAGTCCAGGCACTTCCTCTGGAGGTTCTGGAACAGGCTTCCCAAGGACGGCCACATCGCGATCTTCGACCGTACCTGGTACGGCCGCGTCATGGTAGAGCGTATTGAAGGCTTCTGCAGCGAGAATGACTGGCAGCGTGCTTACAACGAAATGAACGAATTTGAGAAGGAACTGGCCGACTGGGGCGCCGTCATCATCAAATTCTGGGTGCAGATCGACAAAGACACACAGCTCGAGCGCTTCAATGACCGCCAGAACACCCCCGAAAAGCAGTGGAAGATCACTGAGGAAGACTGGCGCAACCGCGAGAAGTGGGACCAGTACGAGAGCGCTGTCGACGAGATGCTCCAAAAGACTAACACCACTTTCGGCCCCTGGTATATTTTGGAATCCAATGACAAGAAATACGCCCGCATTAAGGCCCTGAAGATCGTCGTAGAGGCGCTGAGGAAGGCCTGCAAAGAAAAAGAGTGAAGTCTTTGACCGCAGAGTAAGATTACAATAAACTGTTCTTGTAGTTATTTGTTCAGACGGAGGGCTCTGTATGCCATCCGATCCGAAGGGAGGAACCTATGAAAAATAAACTCAGACTGACCGCGCTTCTGGTCGCGGTCGCAATGCTGTCCGTGTCTGTACTCACCGGATGCGGCGGAAGCAGCTCAGGCAACAAGAAAAAAGCTGAGGAAACGGCAGCTGTTCAGGAAGAGCAGGCAGAGGCTCCGGATGCGGCACCGGCTGAGACAGAGCCCGCAAAGGAAGAAACTGCAGCGGCGGAAACACCGAAGACTGACGCTCCTACTGCGGAGGATGCAAAGGCTTATGTCAAGGCAGTCCTGGACATCATGTGCACCGGCGATTACGATCATTCTGTCGAGCTGGCAGACATTCCGGCGGGAGAAGAAGCCCAGCTGCGTGACAGCACGATCCAGAGCGCTGTAGCAGCTATCGCAAGCGACGCCGGCCTGAGTGAAGAAGTTCAGGCTGACTTCACCGAAGTTATGCGCGAAGCTTTTTCAAAGGCCAAATATACTGTCGGAGACGCAGTGCCCACTGAAGACGGCGGATACGATGTCACTGTTACCATTGAGCCTCTGAGGCTGTATGCAGGCGCCACGACTAAACTGCAGGAGAAGGTCACCGCTGATGATATCGCAGGTCTTAGCGAAGAAGAGGCCAACAACCTGATCTATACCAAGATCGCCGAGATCATCCGTGAAAATCTGGAAGAGCCCGAATATGCCGAGCCGCAGGACGTTGTTGTTCATTACGGCATCATCGACGAGCAGAACAATTTGTGGGGCGTCAGCGAAGAAGAAGGCGAGAAACTCGGAGAGATCCTGTTCTCTGCAGATATGGAATGATCCATCAATAGCAAGTTCATATTTTCGAAAAGCCGGGTTCATACAGGAACCCGGCTTCTTTTTTTGTATTCTTCCAATCTTTATATCATCTTTATACCTTTCTTAATACCCTTATCCCCGTTTTATGCCATTGACTGTAAACTAAAAAAACATAAAAGGACCGGTCTACACAGAGGAGGCATCTATGCAAATCACTAAACTGTTGAGGATCTCTTCTTTCCAGATCATTATCGGGAGTTTTCTGGCCGTCATTTTGACAGGCACATTTTTACTGATGCTGCCCGTCTCTTCCGCAGAAGGCGCTGCGACTTCGTTCGGGGACGCTCTTTTTACCGCTACTTCCGCAGTCTGCGTGACAGGCCTGGTAGTACATGACACATTCCGCTACTGGTCGCTTTTCGGCCAGCTTATTATACTTCTCCTGATCCAGATCGGGGGTCTGGGAACGATCACGCTCGCCACTGTCGTCACCATACTGGCAGGGCGCAAGATCAGTCTGTTTCAGCGCAGCATCATGAAAGATTCCGTATCCGCTGATCAGATCGGCGGCATAGTCCGCTACACACAATTCATTTTGTCGGGTACCCTGGCAGTGGAGTTTCTGGGAGTTATCACTCTCTTCCCCATTTTCTTCCGGAAATATTCACTGTCCAGGAGTATTCTATATTCCATTTTCCATTCTGTATCAGCTTTCTGCAACGCAGGATTTGATCTGATGGGAAAGGATCAGCCGTTTTCCTCTCTCACCGGATATACGGGAAGTATTCCGGTCAACCTAACGATCATGACACTTATAGTGGTGGGCGGCCTCGGTTTCAGGACCTGGAGTGATATTGGAAAGAACAAAACTCATCTCCACAAATACCGCCTGCAGACCAAACTGATCCTGACCACGACGGCGATCCTGATCTTTGTTCCCGCGATTTTATTCTTTATCATCGAATATCAGGGCTGTCCCCTCAAAGAGAGGATCCTGGCCTCTCTGTTTCAGTCCGTGACAACCAGAACTGCAGGTTTCAACACTACGGACTACAACAATTTTACAGACGCCGGCAAATTCCTGAGCATTGTGCTGATGCTGATCGGCGGATCTCCCGGATCCACAGCCGGCGGCATGAAGACCACAACCTTCGCGATCCTGGTCCTGAACGCGACCGGGACCTTCCGGCACAGAGACGAAGCCTCTGCTTTTTCCCGAAGGATCAGCGACCAGACGGTCAAAATAGCGTCGACCATCTTCGCTCTCTATCTGGCCCTGTTCACGATCAGTTCCATGGTCATAAGCCTTGTGGAATCCCTTCCTCTGCTCACCTGTATGTTTGAGGCGGCATCCGCGATAGGAACAGTGGGACTGACCCTCGGGATCACCCCGCAGCTAGGCCCCATCTCCCGGGGAATCCTGATCTTTCTGATGTATTTTGGCAGAGTCGGAGGGCTGACCCTGATCTACGCAGCCGTTCCTTCCCGCAGGATGCGCAACCAGCGCCTGCCTCTTGAGAATATCACTGTTGGATGACACCGCATTTTGGCGTTCCTGCTCGAACAGCTTTCCGCTTATTCGCGGAAACTGTATAAAGTGGAGGTATTATTATGAAAACAGTTTTACTTATAGGACTTGGAAGATTCGGAAGGCATTGCGCCAGAAAACTCAGTGAGCTGGGGCATCAGGTCATGGCCATAGACGTGCGGGAAGACCGGGTCGACACTGTTCTTCCCTATGTAACGGACGGCCTCATCGGCAACAGTACGCGCGCGGATTTTATGAAAACTCTCGGCGTCCGCAATTATGATGTCTGTATTGTAGCGATCGGCGACGACTTCCAGAGCTCTCTGGAAACCACAGCGCTTTTAAAGGATCTGGGCGCGCAGCACGTAGTTGCCAGAGCCGCAAGAGATGTTCACGCGCGGTTCCTTGCAAGAAACGGTGCCGATGAGGTGATCTATCCCGAAAGACAACTTGCCGAATGGACCGCAATACGATATAGTTCAAACCATATTTTAGACTACACTCCTCTCAGCGAGGAATACGCAGTCTATGAGATCTCGATCCCCGACAACTGGATAGGAAAGAGTCTGGTATCCCTGGATCTGCGGCGCAGGCACAAGATCAATGTCTTCGCGATCAAACAGGGCGAACTTCTGATCACCGACATCAACCCCGATGCTCCTCTTCGAAGCAACCAGACTCTCATGGTCATTGGAAAGAATAAGGACATCGATAAATGTTTGAACTAAAAAACACGGATTCAAGCCTCAACGATCTTCGCCGCAGAGTAGCGTCGATCATTCCCCGGAACGCCAGAAGCAGCAGAAACCCGGCCCTCGATTTTTTGATCTGTAATGCCGTACTCGTAGTCTGTACGCTCATCGGCATGCTGTTTAGATGGTTCGGCTTCTCTGACGCGACGATCATCTCAGTCTATATACTGGGGGTCCTGCTCTCCGCGGTACTGGCTACGAGCTATATCACCAATTTCATTGTTTCCTTCGAAGCAATGATCGTGTTTAACTTTTTCTTCACTCAGCCGCTGTTCACGCTTCACGCCTACGATGCGGAGTACCCGGTCACATTCGTCGTAATGCTGATCGTTTCGCTCATTGCAGGTTCTACCGCGGCAAGGCTTAAAGCGATCGCCGTACAGTCTGATCTGATGTACGCGCGCACAAAACTTCTGTCTGATACGGCGAGCCAGCTCCACAAGCTGAGCGACTACAATGAGATCCTCAGTACCACCGGCGGGCAGCTCACTAAGCTCACAAACAATCCGGTATACCTGTACGACAGGAACAAAGGCTCCGAGAACTGTCTTCTCTTCTCCCCCGGAGAGGCCGCTCCTAAGGAGATTCCTACAGATAACAAGAGCCTGGCTGCTGTCAAATGGGTCTTTATGAAAAATGAGCGGGCAGGAAACGGTACCGCAATGTTTCCGTCAAGCCCCCTGCGCTTTCTTCCGATAAGCAGCAATGACCGCGTATACGCCGTGGTCGGATATGATCCGATGAACGAGCAGGCAGATCCCATGGATCAGACCGGGCAGCCCGGACAGTTTGACTATTCCCTGATCGTATCCATCCTCGGCGAATGCTCCATGGCCCTCGAAAAAGAGCGGATCCAGCGAGAAAAGGAGGAGGCAGAGCTCCGACGCAGAAATGAGAGATTAAGGGCCGATCTTCTGCGCTCCATTTCCCACGATCTGCGCACGCCGCTGACATCCATTTCCGGAAATGCCAGCAATCTTTTAAGCTCGGGCAGCAGTTTCGAGGAAGAGACGAGACAACGGCTCTACACAGATATTTACGACGACTCTGTCTGGCTGATCAGTCTGGTGGAAAACCTTCTTGCTGTCAGCCGCATCGAGGACGGCAGCATGAAGCTTCACCGCAAACTTGAACTCCTCGATGACATCATATCAGAGGCGCTGCTGCATATTGACAGAAGGGCTTCCCAGTATACGATCATCGCGGAACCCTCCGAGGAGACGATCCTGATCGATGTGGACGGACGCCTGATCGTGCAGGTTCTCATCAACATTATCAACAACGCGATCCAGTACACTCCTCCCGGATCCACGATCCGGATCAGCAGCGTGAACATGGGCGACTGTGCCAAAGTTATCGTGGCCGATGACGGCCCGGGAATCCCGGATTCAGAAAAAGACAACGTATTTACAATGTTCTACAGCGGCAGCAAAAAAGTGACGGATTCCAAGCGGAGTCTGGGCCTTGGACTCGCTCTGTGCCGGTCCATCATCCGTGCCCACGGATGCGAGATCATGCTGGACGACAACATCCCCCACGGATGTGTATTTTCCTTTACCCTGCCCATGAAGGAGGTGACACTGCATGAATAAATTCGTGGTCCTCGTTGTGGAGGACGACAAGCTGATCCTGAACCTGATGACCACAACACTCGGCATCCACAACTACAAATATCTCACCGCAGCTTCAGCTTCCGACGCACTCCTGCAGATCACATCCCACAATCCGGACGTCATCTTCCTGGACCTGGGACTGCCGGACATGGACGGCGTGGACCTGATCCGCAAGATCCGCACCTGGTCCGCGGTTCCGATCATTGTAATCAGCGCGCGGAGTGAGGACACTGACAAAATTGAGGCCCTGGACGCCGGCGCGGACGACTACCTGACCAAGCCTTTCTCCGTGGATGAACTTCTGGCGAGACTGCGTGTCACCCAGAGGCGCCTTGCCGCCTCCCAGGGAAACATGAACTCCCATATCTTCGAAAACGGGGATCTGAAAGTAGATTTTGCCGCGGGTACCGCCTACATGAACGGGGAAGAGCTGGCCCTTACCCCCATTGAGTACAAACTGTTATGCCTGTTCTGTAAAAATATCGGCAAGACACTCACTCACACCTACCTCACCGATGCCATCTGGGGCAATACTTTTGACAGCGATCTCGCTTCCCTCAGAGTTTTCATGGCATCCCTGAGGAAAAAAATAGAAAAAGACACCACACATCCTCAGTACATACAGACAAGAATCGGAGTCGGATACAGAATGAACAGGCTTTGAGCGGCTCTGCCGCCATTGCGTCACTGCCTTGTAAGGAGGTCTCTATGCGCGATCTGTTTTTATTTTTATTTTTCATTCTTGATGCTTCTGTTGTCGGCTTCATGCTGTGGAATATCTGAAAAATATGGATTTTATTCCAAAACTGTTATATGATTGAGAGACTGACTGTATTTTAAGGAGGCTAACAGTTTTGGAACAGAATAATCGTGGTTCATTTACAGGTAAAC